CAAGCCTACGTCATTATGGACGCATTCCGCAGACCTTTTTATGACAATGCTGAATATGACTTGTTGATGGCTTGCTATGAATCAATTCGACCATGAGGAATTAAATGAAAGAAGAAGACGAAGATGACTATTTGCAAGATATTGAAATTGATCCAGATGAACTAGACATCGAATGTTTGCGGCAAGCATCTCTCTTTTCAAAATACAGTAAGAGAGAAGCTGTTGCAAAAAGAAATTATGCAATAGCCTACGAAAATGTAAAAGTAATCAGATCGGAACTTATCAAACTCGCAGGAGGAATGAAAGAACTTTCTAATGCGCAAAAGGTTGAAGCTTTCTACAGAACCCATCCAAAGCACATTGAAGCAAAGAAACAGTTTGTTGAAGCTGAATACGAAATGAATATTGCCAACTCTGCTGTATTTGCCTTCAATCAACGAAAATCGATGTTGGAACAATTGACAAAGTTGTGTCTTGCTGACTATTTTGCAAGACCGTCTGAACCCAGAAATATACGGGAGGAACTTGACAACAAACGAGAACGAACCGAAACTCAAGTGAGAAACAGAGCGGCAGGAAAGCTCAAGAGAACAAAATAACAAACATCAACCAAAAAGGAAACAAAAATGGCAAGACGTGACAGAGAACGTTCAGGAAAAAAGAATCGACAATCTATCCGGGACAAGGCAAGGCAAGCAGCAGAAACAAGAGAAAGAAGTGGTGGTGGACTTGATACCCTTCAAAACCTTCCTCAAGACATTGAATTCTTCAAGCCGAAAAAGGGCCGTGGAGAAAAGGGGAAAAACCACTTTTCAATAATCCCTTATGTTGTCTCAATCGAGAATCACCCATTTCAAACACCTCATGAATTGTGGCATGAATGCACATACTGGCAACATGTTGTTGGGGCTGGAGACGATAGAAAGAGGTTTGTATGCCTGAAAAAGACTGAACAAAGTGAAAACAAAAAATGTCCAATTTGTGAATATCGGGAAAAGCTAATCAAAAATGGTGACGACAAAGAACTGGCTGAAAGCCTGAAGCCAAAGCAGCGTCAAATTTTCAATCTTTTGGATCACGATGACGAAGACAAAGGAATTCAATTGTTTGAGATGTCTCCACATCAATTCGGGTTTATGCTTGACGATGAGGACAGGGTTCAATCTGCCGATTTCGATGATCGGTTTTATGGTGATTTTGAAAACGGGTTGTCGATCAAAGCCCGCTTTTCTGAAGGATCTTTCCAGGGGCATAAATTTCCTGAAATTGCCCGAATTGACTTTGAAGAAAGGGACGATCTGGACGCAAGCATTTTGGAAGAAGCAGTCGATCTCGATGCTGCTTTGAGGATTTTGACTCCTGAAGAAATGGAAAAGAAATTCTTCGAGCTGGAAGATGGAATGGAAGACGAGCCTGAAGATGAGGAAGAAAAATCATCAAGAAACACAAAAACAACAACACGTAAATCTTCAAAAAGAGATGAACCTGACCATGACCATGACCATGACCCTGAGGATGAACCTGAGGAGAAAAAGAAAACAACCAGCAAGAAAACTTCAACAAGAAAGCAAAAAGAAGACGACAACGAATGCCCATCAGGATTCATCTTCGGAAAAGACAATGATACCGAAGATGAATGTGATTCCTGCGACAAGTGGGATGATTGCCGTGATGAAAAAGACAGGCTGGAAGCAGAATCGAAGAAGTCAAAAAAAAATAGGAGAACAACCGGAGAAGATATACCCTTTTAAATTCTCCTGAACGTTTTGTAATAATAAAATCCGGGGAAATTTAATCCCCGGATTTTTGGAAAAGAAATATATGAAAACAAAAAAGTATTGGACACTTACAAGATCAATAGAAGAAGCGAAAAAAATCGGAATTGAAGTAAGCAGACCGACTTTGATTAGATGGATTTGTTCTTTCAATTTCGGTTTTCAATTAGGTGGGGATGGAGGAAAGTGGTATACGTTTCCTGAACAATTTATGAGGTATCTCAATGGCGGAAAGAAGACAGCGAACGAAATTCAACAATCAGGAATCGAATCAGGAACAACCACTAGTCAACCAGATGAAACAACGAATCAGGAATAGAAGAGAAGAACCTGAAAACGAATACAAAAACTTCCTTTCAACCGGCAGTACTATGTTGAATTTGGCCATGACCGGGAATGTTAAAAAGGGGTGGCCAAGAAGAAAAATTTCAACTCTTCCAGGTCAATCAGCAGCAGGAAAAACAATTGTTGTATTATCAACATTTACGGAAGCATGTCTTGATGAAGAATTAAATGAATATGATTTGATTTATGATGACGTTGAAAGAAGGATGGACTTCAATTTAAAAAAACTATTTCCTCCTCTCCTTGATAGACTCATTACTCCGTCAGGAATGTTATATAAGGATGTAGCAGAAAACGAGGAAGAATCGGGAATTTCAGATACTATTCAAGATTTGAAGAATAGAATGTTAATTTTGAAAAAGGCTGGGAAGAAATTTATCTATATTGCTGACAGCCTTGATGCTTTTACCACCGATGAAGAATTGGAAAAGGAAATGAGAAGAGCGATTGCGTCAGCAAAAAGCGCAGAAGCAGCAAATAAAATAGCCGGAAGTTTCAATGCAGAGAAAGCAAAAATATTAGGTCAAATCCTTCGTATGATAAATGGGGTTGTTGCTGATACAGATTCAATTTTTATTCTAACCCAGCAACTACGGCAAAAGATGAATCCAATGCCAGGCCAATCACCTTTTACGACATCAGGCGGTGAATCCCCTTATTATTATTCTCACATCCGCCCTTATTTATCAAAAAGGGGATCGATCAAAAAGGATGGAAGAAAAATTGGGGTAAATTCATTTGTTCGAATGGATAAAAATTCTGTTACTGGGAAACTCCGTGATGTTGAATTTCCAATTTATTACGACATGGGAATTGACGACAATGGATCTATGGTAGATTTTCTTTTAACCGAAAAGCATTGGAAAAGTGGATCTTGGATAGAAGCCCCTGAACTCGACTTGAGGGAAAACGGAAAAGACAAGCTGGTTCGAAAGATCGAAGAATTAGGACTTGAATCAAAATTGAAAAGGGTTGTTCAAAAAGTCTGGAATCAAATTGAAGATTCTCTTTTATTAAAAAGAAAGTCGAGGTACTGATATGGAAGAAAATAGATTTCTTTGTCCGATTTGCAAAAATAATAAAGGCAACAAAGGATGCAAAATCTATCCTGAAACTTCATTGTTCTTGAAAGAATGTTTTTCCTTTCGTTCCAAAGATCCTGAAATGAAATCTGGAAAGAAAGTACCGTTGAGTAAAATTAACAAATTCCTCGGATACAATTAATGAACAAGAAAGAACTTTTCCAAAATCTTTGGATTCCTATTGAGAAACGTCTTCCTGATAACAAAGAAGAATTTCCAATATTGATAAAACTTGAAAGTGGAGGATTTACAATATCAAATTCAAAAGTTTTCAATGCTCAACAGGAACAATTAAGACTTGGGAATGTTCATATTTCTGAAATTGCTTTTCTAAAACAATCTGGCTATTTCGCCATAGCATGGATGAGGTTATATCAATGATCAATTCATCTACTACTTGTTCAAATCTCCCTGAAAACATCAATCCAAATTTTTCTGTTAAAACTCTCCAAAAAATAAAAGAGTTAACAGAAAATAAACCTCCAATTCTAAAATTTATGTTTGATAACAATTGCCCTCCAAGCGAAGGTTGGGTAATGATACTTCCTATTCATTTAGAAAAACCTGGAGTATTTTATCCTGACTATTTGAGATTTTCCAAATACATTGAAACTCCAGTTATGGTAAATACAAAAATTGGAATAGATGTCATTTATCTTTAAGGAATAATAATGAGACGACAAAAAGCTCCAGCATTTACTACTGCAAATAAAATCTATATCGGAATAGATAATGGAATTTCTGGAACAATAGGTTGGAGCGGATATGAAAATGGCAATCATATATTCGGACAAATTAAAACACCTATTTTCTCCGAACAAAGCTACACTAAAACAAAAGGTAATATTTCTCGTATTGATTTCAAAGAATTGAAATGTTTTTTTGAAATCATGATAAATAAAAATCAACTGTCTGTTTTTCTCGAAAGACCAATGGTCAATCCAACAAGATTCCAAGCCTCAATGTCTGCTTTAAGAGCATTAGAATCAACCTTAATTATTCTGGAAATACTTGATATTCCAAGGCGATATATTGACAGTAAAGAATGGCAAAAGATAATGCTCCCGTCAGGATTAAAAGGAACTGATCAATTAAAAAAGGCAAGTCTGTCTATCGGAAAAAGGTTATTCCCGGATGTTCTTTGTAAACCTGATGCTGACGGGATATTAATTGCTGAATGGGCAAGACGCGGACAATTATGATAAAAGTATGTGATATTCAGCTTGCCTTTTATCAATCTTTTTACAAAAGATACAAAATCATTGCCCCAAATATTTTTGTAAAATATAATGAAATGGATATAATAGCAATCAGATCAAGTGGTTATATTGATGAGATTGAAATAAAATTAACAAAATCTGACTTCAAAGCAGATTTCAACAAAAAAATTGGAAATAGATGGAACGGTAATACAAATAAACATAAAGCGTTAAAAGAAGGAAGTAATTTGTTAATTTGTAACTATTTTTCGTTTCTTATTCCCAAAGGTCTTGTAGATATTGATTTAATTCCTGAATATTGCGGGGTTTATATTTATAATGATAATGGAAAAAGAAAATTTGTTTATGAAGTTAGAAAGGCCAATATAATACATAAAAAGAAACAAGATGTAAAATTACATAGAGAAATTGGAATAAAAATGATGTATCGATATTGGAATTTATTAAACAAGTTAAAAAAATGAAAAACTTTAATATTTGGCTTACCGGACTTTCTGGATCAGGTAAAACTACAATTTCAATTGCTTTACAAAAGTATTTAAAAAAATATTATGGAATAAACCCCTATATATTTGATGGAGATATTATCAGACAAGGACTTTGTAAAGATTTGAATTTCAGTTCAGAGGGAAGAAAAGAAAATCTTCGAAGAGTAGCCGAAACAGTTAAATTGTTTCTTGACGCAAATATGTCTTCGATATCCGCTTTTATATCTCCGCTAGAATCAGATAGAAATATGATAAAAGAAATAATTGGAAGAAATAATATCATAGAAGTATTTTGTGATTGCTCGATTGAAATATGTATAAAAAGAGATGTAAAAGGACTTTATAAAAAAGCAAAAACAGGAGAAATTAAAAACTTTACCGGGATTTCTTCTAAATATGAAATACCATTCGATTGTGATGTTGTTATTCCAACATATGGAATTTTCCCTGTAGAAACTTGTGTCCGAATTATAGTCAATCATTTATTTGCTCGTGGAATTTTATGATAACTAAAATCGAAATTCATAATTACGAATCACATAAAAGAACTATTCTGAATTTTCCGACTCCAGGGCTTACGGTTTTTATCGGAGAATCAGATAGGGGTAAATCAGGGGCTTTTCGTGCTTTCAATTTCGCACGAACAAATACCCCTCTGGGAAAAGATATGCTCCCGTTATTTTGGGAAGGGGAAACAAAAGTAAAAGTGTTTTTCGATACAGGAGAAGAAGTTCAAAGGATAAAAAGCGGATCAGTAAACAAATATGTTTTGATTGAAGGAGAAAGCAAAAAAGAATTCAATGCGGGCAGAGATGTTCCTGAAGAAATATCCACTGTTTTCAATATGGAAGAAACTAACTTCCAATCTCAAATAGACAGGGCTTTTTTAATGTTTGATACTTCCGGCCAACGAGGAAGAATATTAAATAAAATAGTTGGACTTGATTCAATAGACAATACCCTTTCTGCTGCAAAGAGAGATGTCCAATCCCTAAATCAGGAAAAAGGAAATCAGAAAAATATAATTGAATCACTTGAAACAAAATTAGAAAAATATGTAAATCTCCCTACGGTAAATGAATTGCTGAACCAATGTGAAGAAGCAGAGAGAATGATCCAGAATTTGAATTCTGTAATTTCCGGGGTAACAAAGGTTCAAAAGCAGTTGGAAAGAAAAAAGATAGAGATAGAAAAATATAAAAACTTACCTGAGATTAAAAATCGATTTCTTAAAGCCGAAACCACGTCTAATTCGTTCGATAATATAAAACGTGATATAAGTAACGTCTCGACTATTTTCAACGAATTAGAAAGGAAGAAAGAGCTTTCCAAGAAAGGAAAGGGATTAGTAAAAGTCGAAAAGCTGATTGACAGAATAAAAGAAAAGCAAATTCTATTCCAGACTGTTGATTCTGAATATACAGCGGTTTATGAAATCAAAAGGAAAATTCAAGCATGTTTAAATAAAAGAGAATATTTGAAAAAGCAGATAGAAGCAGAGAAATTAAATATTCCAAAAAATTGCCCAACTTGTGGAAAACAGATAGATGAAATATAATTGGCCAAAAAGATTTATACATTGGACAGACAACAATATCCTTAAAATATCAATCCCATTTACATGGGAATTGCCGGAAGTATTCAAGTTTTTAACTGGCCCAACTTTATTCAATAAAAATAAACAAGTTATTGTCGGTGGTCCAGCTGTATATTTAATTCCTGGATATTTTGATAAAATTTCAAGAGTATCAGAAGGAAAAGAAGAAATAGGGGTACTTCAACGAATACAACCGTTAGCAACAAGAACCTCAACAGGTTGTGTTCGTAAATGTAAATTTTGCGCAATAGGTATAGGAAAGGTTGAATCAGGAGGTATTAAAGAATTACAAGATTACCCTGATTTACCAATAATAACTGACAACAATTTGTTGGCTACAAGTAAAAATCATTTCGATAAGGTAATTGATAAATTAATAAAACATAAATGGGCCGATTTTAATCAGGGAATTGATTCGAGATTATTGACAGAATATCATGCAAAAAGAATTTCTGAAATTAAAAAGCCGACTGTTCGACTTGCATTAGACCATATGGATTATAAAGGTAAATGGGAAGATGCTTTAAATATTTTGATTGCTGCAGGAATTAAAAAATCAAATATCTCTTCGTATTGTTTGATTGGATTTAATGAAAATCCAAGGGAAAGTTGGATTAGATGTGAATGGATCAAAAAACATAAAATTACAGTATATCCAATGTGGTATCATCATTTATTTCAATTAGAAAAAAATATCGTTACAGATGAACAAAAAGGATTTGGTTGGACAGAACAACAAAGATTAGAAATAATGGGATATTACTATATGAGAAGAGGACATATTCCAAAAGGAATAACAAATGAAACGGTCAAATAACAAATCAATTCCCAGTGCAATAATAACAGCCGATATTGAATTACGAATGTATCCTCCTGTTTCCAGGATTGATAACTATTGGGAAACATTACAACGAAAGATAAAATGGCTGAAAGATTTGTCTGAAAGTCTTCAATGTCCTATATTCGATGGTGGAGATTTGTTTGACAAGCGATACAAACAATATCCATCCCATTTTTTGCTTCAATGGGCAATTAAAAATCTTCCCCCAATATTTACAGTTCCCGGAAATCATGATTTGCCCGGAAAGACAATAGAGAATTATGATAATTCAGCCATGTCTGTTTTAGAAGCTGCAGGAATTATCCAAACAAAAGATACTTTTCGAATCAATGAAAAAAGAATTATTATTCATCGTATTCCCTATGGACAAGAATTGAAAGAGCCTGATTGGGATTTCAAAGAAGAAAAAGAGTTCAAAAAAGACACTTATTTTGTATTACTCTTTCACGGGATGATATATGACGGAAATCCTCCTTTCCCTGGTTGTGAAGGTTGGGAGAAGAATGAAGTGTTGAAAAAGTTCCCAAATTTTGATTTGATTGTAACAGGAGATAACCATCAAACATTTACAGGACAAAGAAAAAATACGATACTGGTAAATGCTGGAAGCCTGATGAGAAATGATGCTGACCAAATAGATCATAGGCCATGTGTTTTTCTTTGGTATCCAGAGGAATGTCGAGTAGAAAAGAAATATATTCCAATTGAACAAAATGTTTTATCCAGAGAACATCTTGAAAAAGCAGAAGAAAAAGAAATCAGATTATCAGCATTTGTAGAGAAATTGGGTCAACAAGTCGTAGAAGGAATCAACTTTGAAAAGAATCTGGAACAATTTCTCTTAAAGAATAAAGTAAACCAGAGAATTGTCGATAAAGTATGGGAATATTATGATAACACAAACAGAATTAAAACAAATACTTCATTATAATCCAAAGTCAGGGCTTTTTACATGGAAAATAAAAAATAAACAAAAAAGCAAGATTAAAATAGGGGATATTGCTGGCGGTTTTGATAAAAATGGTTATAGGACAATACAAATAAATAATAAAAGATATTATGCTCATCGTTTAGCTTGGTTATATATGAAAGGATATATTCCCGAATATCAAATCGATCATAAAAATAGAAGACCTGGTTCAAACCATTGGAATAATCTTCGTCATGTTACAAGAGTTTGTAATCAACAAAATAAAAATAAAAATATACATAATAAATCAGGTTTTCCAGGAGTTTGTTGGAGTAAGGCTAATAAAAATTGGGCGGCTCAAATACATATTGATAAAAAATCTATATATTTAGGAGGTTATTCTGATCCATTAGAAGCTGCTCTTGTTCGCTTTACTATAGAAGTTCAATGTCCAAAATGGAGTTGTAATTATAAATCAGAATTAGTTAAAGCCATTAAATTAGTTTGGCCTGAATTTAGATTTTAAAGTATAATATAATAATTAAGAAAGTATGGAGTTACTACGATGGAACAAATGCCAAATAATAAATGTGTTGACCTTTTGAAGAAAAACAACTTAGAATTTGTCGATCAGCTTCTCAGGGAATTTTTAGGTAGAAAGAATTGGCCAGCAGCTTTAAAACAGATCGAAACAGTAAAGAAACGAAGAAAAGAACAGGATAAGATTTATCGACAAGTAGAAAAAGAAATTAAATTGAACCTCAAACCAAAACCGCCACAGGAGGAAACATGTTCAAATTCATAAAAGACTTTCTCTTCCCGAAAAGATATTGCAAATGGAGATTTAAAAGGCAAATGGGACTTTACTACAACTATTATTATACTGGTTGTGGAAACGTATGGGGATTAGAGAAAAAGAAGGTTTATCAGACTTCATTCTGTCCTATTTGTGGAAAACCTATTCTCTTTGAAAGGTGAGTAAAATGAAAGTTGGTTGGGATTATGTATATTGTTTGGAGTGTAAAGATAGAGTATATCAAAAACAATTAACATATTTCGAAAATCATCCTATCCACAAAAAGTGTTTAGAGGAAAAGTTGAAAAGAGATATTGATAATCAGAGAAAAGCTGTATCGGAAAAAGAAACTGAATACATCAAACAACTAAGAAAACATAAAGGATTACCAGAATGAAAATACTGCAATCTACCGACAAAAATTATGTTGAACTTGATGTTGAATTAATAGCAGAAACAGAAAGGGCAATTAAAGTTTCTGACGGAACAACAGAGGAATGGATTCCAAAATCTCAATTAGAAGACGAATACGAAACTCTTCAAAATGGATTAATCAGAATTATTATTCCTGAATGGCTTGCAATAGATAAAGGATTTGTATGAAAACAAAACTAATATTTGCTTGGTATGATTTCTGGATCGGTATTTATTGGGATAGTTTAAATAAAAAACTATATATTTTCCCGATTCCAATGTTTGGAATTATGATAAATTTCAAAAAAGAATTAATATGAAAACAAACTATCAACCACAAATTCAGAAAATAACAAAACGCTTAGATGAACTTCAACTTGAACAATCCAGCTTAAGCGGAGAAATCAGACAACTTGAACAACAACTCTCTTCATACGGAATAACCTCTTCAGATCAAATCGAAGACTTCTTAAAGAAGAAAGGAAAAGAAAAAGAACAATTAGAAGAAACTCTTGATTCTCTTCTTGAAGAAATTGAGGACAAACTGAATGAATTCGAAAACTGAAGACTTCCGAGCTAAATACAACAACCTTGTTGGTGCTCAGAACGAATTGAAAAAACAACTGTCCTCCGCCAAGACTGAATTTCGAAAATTGCGGGGAGAACACAAAGATGGTGAAAAAGCCCATGCTTTAATTCAAATCTGTTCTCAGCAGACTCAAAACGAATTGAAATATCAACTCTCAGAACTTCCTCAACTCGCTCTTTCCACTGTTTTTGACGATCCATATCAATTTGATGTTCAGATTGAAATCAGAAGAAATACAACTGAGGTAGATTTTTGGTTTATCCGGGATAATGAAAGGATAGATCCAAAAGCAAGTACTGGCCTTGGTCCTGTAGACATTGCCGGAATGGCTTTACGCCCTGCTCTTTGGTCGATGAAAATCCCCAAATCCAGAGCCAGTATTTGGCTTGATGAACCATTCAAACATTTGAAAGGGGCGGAAGCAAATAGGCGTGCTCTTGCTATTCTTTCAGAAATTTGTAAACCAAAACCAAAACAAAATTGGCCTGGTTTACAAATCATAATGATTGCCGATGAAAGAGCAAGCAGGGAAGAATTGCTTGAAGTAGGTGATTCTGTTTATGAGTTTTCAATGATCGGAAGAAAAACAAAAGTAAGGAGATTGAAATGACAAATATACAGTTTATTAAATCTGATGAATTTTTTAAAAATGTAATTAAAAAAATAATCCCTAATCTTCCAGAAAATATTGTAGAAATTAACATCAATATGAAAGTTGGAGAATTAGTCAAAATTACTATAACAAAATTTCCAGAACCTTTTGTAATGCAAGAAAATCCAATAAAATATAATCTTATTTTAAAAGAGGATTAAAGATGAAAATAACACCAGTTTCTAATCAAAAAGAAATTTTCAACAACGGTCATTATCACTTCTTTCCAGGAAGAAGAATTGAATCTTGTATGCCTCTTTGGATAAAGAACAATCTGAAAAAAAGAGAAATTTGGATTGACGGGTGGAATACAGCAGCAGAAGAATACACCGAAATGGAAAAGAAAAATAAAATGACAGAAACTTTGAAAAGAATACCTGCAACGTGGAAAGAAGTTCAAGAACTTCTTTGGGAAACATTGAGAAAAAGAAGAAGAATTCTTTCAACTCATCCTGAATTATTCAAATTGTTAGATAACTGGTATAACGAATTAATTTCTTTACGGGAGATGAATCAACAATGAATGCTAAAATGTTAAAAGCGTTAGAAGATTGTATTGAAAAGCGATGGAATTTGATTGCTGCTGGATGTGATTATTCTAAATTGCCAACTTGTCATCTATGCGTTAATTCCGGAGAGAATTGTGAAAGATGTCCGATAGATGATAAAACAAAACAAGGATGCAAAGGGACACCGTTTTGGAAATGTGTAGGTTCTAAATATTATAATTCATCCAAATATTGGGATGCTGTAGAAGAAGAAATTGAATTTCTTATTTCTATTCTTCCAAAAAATCATCGATTGAAAAAACAATGAAGTACGTTTATATAATCTTGTGGACAACTTCTTTGTCTTGGTTTGCATATTGGTATTTTACTGGTATGCCTCAATATTAAAAAGGAGAATATGAAATGTCAATGTCGTATAATAAAATAGAAATAAAACCATTACCATCAACACAATCATTATTAGATAATCTTGTTGAATTTGATCAATCTCCTAAAATAAGTAATTGTCAAGGATCGATTTTCCGGGCGGAAGTTCAGCACTTCAAAACCAAAAGAGGATTTGGCTTCAAGACAAGATTGCAGCGATTGAAAAAATTATCTTGTCCTAGCTGTGCTCAATGTAATTGGGAATATGAAAGTTTTTTTGAAGTTGGAAATGACTTTCCTATTGAAAACATCGAAACAGCCCAACATGGAAAACTATATTCCATCGATTGTATAACAGATTCAATTGACTACGAATCTGGGATTGTTGACGGTTGGCATCTCCGGTTGATTGGCCCGCTTGATGAAAAACAACTTAGACAAGAAATAAAATCTTAACTTTTCAGTAAAAAGGCTTATAATATAAAGAGAGAACCTTCAATTCACTTCCAAAATTCTCAAAAAGGAGAAACATCATGGAAGAATTCAAACGGGAGGGGAAATGTCTATATTGTAAACATCATTTAATTTTGGACAGCAACTATGTACGGTGTTCAGAACCATCGAACCTGTCTGTAACTCTCAAACCAACTGTTCCTGCTGCCGGAGATTATCCTGAAAAGTTCTTGCCAAATACAGTAATTGGGATTTGTGAAGGATGGAAGCTCAAAAACTATAAGGAGTAACATTTATGAAAACAATAATGATTACTTTGGTTATAATGATGCTTGCTTTTGGCTGTTTTGTTGCAGGAGGCAAGTACCTTCAAAATCAATTTCAGGAAATGGTTGAGAATTCCCAACTCATGAAAGCCCTATGAGAAAACAAGTAAAGCAACTCGTTGAAATAATGGACGCTGAAACTATGGCGTCCATTATTGTTCAAATAGCAAAAGTATTGTCAATGAAAATCCCTGAAGACCCTGATTCTCGTTTTCAACGATATTTTAAAGATAATATCGTTGCTCAATCAAAAAGTAATGCAAAACTTGCAGCCAAATATATTGTTCTTGATTCAGTTTTGCATTTAAAGTGAGGAAGTATGAAACCAGATTGTGATAATGAAAAATGCTGGAATCATGATGTTGAATATGAAGGAGCATGCAGTATTCATCGTCATAAATCATGTGATGATTATATTCACAAAACTCAAGAAATAAAAGATATTGAAAATAAAAGCAGGTTAGAATCTTTAAAAATAGCTTCAAGACATCTTAATGATATAAGTAATTCAAGTTCTAATGCTGATAAAATTAGAAGAATAAAAGAAGCATTAGATAAATGCCATAAAGATATTGAAGGAAATGATGAAATTGGTATTAATTATTCAGAAGAAGTAAGGGAAATTGTTGCAAATCGTTCATTACGTCGATTTCTTGAAAATCTATTTAAAGAGGAATAAAATGATAAACTTTGAATTCAATTGTGTTCGTGGATATGACATCAATGAAGTGTGGCGGGACGCAATGTGGTTGTGTATTAAAAACGGATATGATTTTGTTGTTGAAAAAGGAAGTTATGAAGGACAGATCAGAAAACAACTTGATTCTGTTTTCATCACAATAACCAATCCGGAAACTCGTCCACTTGCCCCTATCCTTCCAGCAGGCATTCCTGCTCCTACTGATGACGATAAGATAGCTACCTATTTTGTCAATCAACTTATGGGATCAGAAAAGGCTGAAAACGAGGAATATACCTATGGAGAATTTATCACGAAGCAAATTGATAGAATTATTGATTTGTTAATTGAACCAGGAGGAAATACAAATCAGGCGACCATTTGTATTGGAAATTCTGACACAACTTTTTTACCTGATCCACCTTGTCTTCGTTCAATTTCTTTTAAAGTAGTAAATGGAAAATTAAATATGACTTTATATTTCCGATCCTGGGATTTATATGCAGGGCTTCCTGAAAATCTTGGTGGGCTTCAACTATTAAAGGAATTTGTTTTTGATTCTATTTATGGGTATTTTCCCGTTGAAGATGGTTCAACCTTTGCTTACAGCGATGGTTTGCACATCTATGAACAGTATTTTGATCTTGTAAATCAGCTCAATGTTGATAAAATTAATATCAATAAAATGGTTACAATGGATAAGATTCGATATTTATCTCAACACGGAAAATAACAACTGAAACTTTTTAAGGAGAACAAAATGAACAAAACTTTCCAATTTAGTTATTCAAAAGAAGTAAAATCGTTTGCTCAATTTATTTCCCATTTATTTGAACCGAGAAAGAAACATTTTAATTTCAGCAAATTATACAAAAGAAGTAATTCCCATCCACATCAAGGAAGAAGGGAATGCGAAAGAAGAAAGAAACAATTAGCAAGCGGAATAATCCGAAACCATATTTGTACAACTTGGTATGGTAATTAATTATGGTGTGCCTAATAATAGTAAAACCGCTATTTTGTAAGGATTGCAAAAACCGAAATGATTGGGGAAATTGTAATGTTCCTTGGAAAGAGTTGAAAGGAAAGGTTTTTGATCCTGTTACAGGAAGGAAAATCACAACAGCTGCTGACTGTAAAGAAATGCGTTTATTCGATTGTTATTGTGGATGGAAAGCAAATTGGTTTGAAACAAAACCCGATATAGAATACGCTTGTAAAGGACCGGAAAATTGTGTTGTAAAAGAAAATTTTCCATTTCGTTGTTATGAATGTCCTGATTTAATTAAAGGAGAACTTTGATGGAAAGATATGCAGAAGATTTATATTGGTTATGACTCAACGCTTATCATGAAGCAAGAGGAGAATCGACAGAAGGACAAATTGCTGTTTGTCATGTTGTTCTGAATCGAGTAATAACCAGAAACAAAACTGTAAAAGAAATCATTCTCGCCCCTTCCCAATTCTCCTGGACAATTGGTACTTCTTTTCCTGAACAGTCAAAAATTCTCGATACTGAATCCTTCAGGAAATGTATTATCTCGGCAGCAAATTGCATCCAAGAACGTTCTCTTGGTCATTGTCTTCAAGGGGCAGATCATTATTTCAACCCAAATATTATCATTCCTTCATGGGAAAAATCAATGATATTTGTGTGTAAAATAGGAAATCATTCTTTCTATCGTGATGACAAACAAATGAGGTTTAAATAAGATGGAAACCTGCCCGCGTTGTAAAGATAGTGTTTTTATGCTAAAACCTGCTGAATGTCCAGAACACCCGGAGAAATTAAAGGGTCACCCACTTACCAACTATCATTGTCCGGACTGTGGAACACTATTATCAGTAGGAACTCCACATCCAATGCTTTGCTATCGATGTGTTGATCGGATTCATCCTGGATTAGACATGGATGACAAGATGCAGTCCGGTGAATTCAGTTGAGGAAAAAGTCATGGCACAAGAATTTGACTATTGCGAGGAATGTGGAGAACGAAAGTCAATCTATACCGAAATTTATAAAGGGAGGGATCTCTGCAACAAATGTCGAAAACTAGCCATCGAAAATGCTGTACCTGAGACGATTAGGCTATTAGATGTAGTCTATATTAAACTTCTTAAAAAATCGAAATTAGGAGGAAGAAGTGATTTGTATTAAAGTAGAGAGAATTCCTGATGGAGAATACTGCAAAGATTGCAGATTTAAAGAAAATGACGATTATGTTGACGGAAATTATTGCTTTGCTTTTGAACTACCGTTGAAATCTCGTGTTAGAAAACTACCTGAATGTATTAATGCTACAATTGATTCTTCTGACGATTCTGGTTTTTGGTAATCTCCTCCATTTGAATCTTTAAACACTCATCACAATATCCGTGTGAAATAGGGATGTAAGGGCAGGTCGGGAGAAATACCTGATGCTGCCCTTCACTATTTACATATCGTTTACAAACACAGCACTGCCGCAATATTATTTTCATTGTATTTTTCTTCTGATCTCTTCCAGTTCTTTTTGAGTTGTTTGTTGGCTCATTTCATAAGTTCGTACCATTACAGCCACGTTTGTTTCAATCTTATTCACTGTGCTTTTTATTACCTCCACTTGCTTTTCCAATTTTACTTCTTGATCTTTGTTTCTCTCAAACAGTTCCGATCTAGTTGTCATTACGATTCCAAACAAAATAGTAATTGTAATAACAAGCAAAAAACTAATTCCCTTCGTAACATTCATCCAAGAAAACAATGTGGGTAGCTTTTCCAAAATCTTTATCCTCTCAATTAGAACTTTATGTTCATCACACTCTTCACATTCCATTTTCTTAGCAGTCATTGTTTTTTGTTCTCCTCTGCTTTCACAAGTTTGTGAGCAATCCCTATCCCCTCAAATCCAGAACTGATTGCATACCATCCAGCGCCAAACAAACCGATTATTGCTTCTATTTCCATCTCCGGCAATCCTAAATCTGGATACATATATCCAATCGCACCAACAATACCAGTCAAAATCGAAACAACTCCTCCAATTATTTTACTGGTAGCTCCTGAATAGGATTTATATCCATTCATTTTAGATGCAAGATATTTCAACCCAAAAGACACTAACATTTTTCCCATCATTAACTTTCCTCCGCTTTATGATATATGTTTTTTGATTCCAGAAACTCCATTGTATTTAGAAGTATCCGCTTTGTCTCATCAGTAAAACCAAATCTTTTTTGATTTATCTCAATACTTCTATGATAATCACCATCGTCATGACGAAGTGATGCTGCATACCAATCACAACATAATTCATTTAAATCTATTAAATTCATTCGTTCTAAAGGTGAATCAAAAACAGGATCAGCGTTTTCTAAACCAAAAAGATGGAATTCAGGATGATGTCTATTTGTTCGATAGTGATGATCTAAAGCAGTTTGCATTAATAATAAATGTTTTTTGTACTCATCAGATCCATATGTACATTTTCGCAATAACGGAGTGTATTTTTCAAATATGTCCACTTCAGGAGATTCTAATTTTGATTGATCATGATGTTGTTGACGGGTGATTAACTCTTGAATCATCCCCCCTATAAAATTTCTAACTGTTTCAATATGTCGTAACGTTTTCGTTCTTGATCCATTTGCCATGGTAAACCTCCATCAAATTAAACGTAAACGTTTCAGTAAAACTCTCCCCCATTTGTATAGAGTAGAGAGTTTTACTGTAACTGAAATGATAATTTTCCTTTTCACTTCAGTTCGCCGGACCAAGTTCGACATTCTCGCCATCAACTGTTACAGTGAATGTGATAACAACCGGCGGTTTTCCTTGTTCAGGAGAAAACACCCATACATAAGCCGGGCTATGATTTGTTTCGACGTTATCAACCACAGCCGTCATTGTGAACAGGTGAACTCCATAAGGGATTTCTACATCCGTACAATTCATTACATCCGGTGTATTTGTATTGCAGATTTGTTTTCCATCCATATACAAATTGAATGCTTGTGCCGGTGTTGGATAACTAAAATGAACTTGAATTGTTTTCAACGAAGCTGAAGCAAAGTTCGTAAAAACAAAAACAAGCAACAAAAATATGAAACCAAAAATATACTTTTTCATAACACATTCCCTTTATTGTTGTTCCAGCATCTCGGTAACAAACGATGGATTACTCAATACATCGTTTGTAGTAGCTCCATCACCGAATACAGAAGATTTGAAGGCATCTGAGACACTTATACTTGAACCTTCTCCTGATGCTGCAAAGGTATAAGCCCCTGCTTTTCCGAGTGCTCCGAACAGATTGTCCGAGATATCTGTTGCTGCCCATGATCCGAGAGCAAACTTTAAAACGCCTGCTCCCTCCCGATAAATATTACTATACATTTCAGCATCTGCAATTTCAACATCGGAAGAATTTGTACTTGATGGGCATGGATTATACGGTTTTTTCGTGAATGCGAGAGAAACAATATTGTTAATACTGTCAGATTGTTGAACCATAGCAAGAACAAGTGGATTACTTTCTGCAGCATCTGCGATAGCTGTTCTAATTTTACCAAAAGCTGTCCAACACTTTTGAACAGATTTTTCCTTCTCAATATCCGCAAGTGTATTCGGTTCTGCTGTTGTGGTTTCAGATGTTATTGTCGTTCCGTCTGGACCAAACTGGAATGTACGTGTTCCTGGAGATTTCACTGCACAACCTGAAGAACACAATACAAACAATCCCAGCAGAACAAGAAAAACAACAACAACAACTTTTTCTATCATTGCTTCTCTTTTTTCTTGATTCATTCTTTTTTGTCCAGCTCTCCATCCAACATAATCAAAATTGTTCATTACATCCTCCATCTAATTTTGGTTATAGCAGGATGTTTTATGCCTTCCTGCTCTGTTTGAGTTTTCCACTCTAAAACTTTTTTAGTATCTTCCTCATTTGTACAACAAGGTCTAAAATATATCCCTATATATATTATACCAATGATTAATCCCCAAACAATTGAAAACACAATAACGACTTGTTTCATGGCATCACCATCCATGTTAGATTAACATCAGGTTGATAAATTAAACAATTTGATGGTTCTACGTACCAAATTTGCTTTTGATCAGAAAGAAATGTACAAATGTCATGATAACCAATTGAAGCCCAACCAAAAGCATATCCTTTTCCAGAAAAGTGAGCAAGAAGTCTTAATGCTCTGTTGTCGCAATCGTTTACTTCTTCTTTATACGGTTCAACAGCAAACTCTTCCATCCAATCCTGTACTTCTATGACCGTTGGAAGAGTATATGATCTATCCGGAAGTCGAATTTTAACAAAAGGACAATTAGTTTCTTGTTGATATTTTATCAATATTTCTTCTCGAAACACTCTCATAATATTTACCTTATACTATATTATACTTGTTTTGCTAATTTCAATTAAGTACAAATAAAAACAACAACTCTTCCTCCAACTCCTGGTTCTGGAGGAAATGGTTCTGGTCCAATTGAGATAGAATCAAATCCAATATTACATATCAATCCTGTGCTCAAATCACATCGTAATTCAATCATTACCATTCTAGTCCCTACTGGAATAGGTACCGACATATTTACAGTTGTCCAAGAAGAGATAGACGAACCTGCTGTAAAAGCTGTTGCGGATATTCCATATCCATTCTCATCAAAAAATATAAGTCTAAATCTTCCAGAATCAGCATCACTAACATAATCAATAATGCTAACTGAAACATCTAGGTTTTCTGTTCCTGCATCTAAAACAGATTCAATATGATTTGTTGTTAAATCAGCCACAGCAATAGCTACCTCTGAACCTCCTGCTACATGCCATAAAGCATAATTACCTTCAGCATTATAACCAGATTGAGAAGCTGCAACAGACCAATTACCAGCAGATAAAGTAAAATACCAATTATCCGCATTACCATCTTCAAAACCTTCACGACAAGGAATATATCCGATTGAGTGTGCTGTTACAGGTGATGAATACACTTGTAGTGTTGTGGCAATATAAGAAGCACGGGCAACCCCCCATGAAGTTGTCCAATTAACTCCATCATCAGAAAAATCCAATACAATATTTTCAGGGTATTCTAAAGGAACTCCGAATCTAGGCCACAAAGCAAATTCGACAATATCAACTGTTACCCCAACCCCCCAGTCATACCCAACCCAACCAGAAGAACTACCAGAAGGACATACCCAACCATCTGCCGCAGAACTTGATGAATAAATACCATTAAATGCTTCAGCAGGAAGATAACTTCCTGAATAATTCCCTCCTGATAAAGCTGTTCCACCTGTAGCTGCTTGAGTACCACCGTGTGAAGTTCTAAATTCAATTTCGCCTATCGAAACCAAAGCATATCCAACAGGATTTAAAAACCGCAATCTCCAATAACGATGAGCAGCCATATTAACTCCTCAATCCCGCTAACGTTATTCCAACATCAGATAATGTTGCATCTGCTGCTGAAACTGTTTCAGATACGACTGTTAAAATATCACCAGCAATAAAAACAACTGGAATCCCGGAAGAATCGAATACCCCTTCATCAGAAGCGGCGGCAAACGTAATTGTTGCAACCTGAACAGAATTCTTCTCAATCTCAAACATAAACTCCGCTGAAGCAGCAGTTACAGATATAGCATAACTACCACTGAAATCAGCAGGAAATGTTACAGTCCTTGTCAAAGAAACATTTAAAAGTGTTATATTTGGATCAGGTATTCCAGGATAAAACAAACCAATGTCAAATGGATTATTCGCCGCAGTAAGAGGTACTGTTAAGTTAACGGGATAAAAAGCATCAGATGTTGTATTTCGATAACCAAGTACTAAAATATTATTTGTCAAAAAATTTGAAGCAGAACCTCCTGAAGCAGAAGCGACTGAAGTTGTTAAAACGGTATTATTTGTTTCATTCAATGCCACATAAACAAATTGTCCATCTGATACAGCCTGACTTCCTGCTGCAATAGTATTTAATATTGTTTGTCCATCTTCCCTAATAAAATATATGCTAATTGTTCCGGACCATGTAAGTGTTCCACCTGACCAAGTAATATTTCCAGCACAAGAAACAATTGCTCGTTTTAGATATGTTATTATCTTATCAAGTTGAGATAATGGAAAAACCATCTCACTTGCTCGAAAAGAACTTGCTGTTGTCCATGGAGTGTGAAAATTATTTCCCATTTTTTACCCCCCCTAAATTGCCAAACATATTCATAACATTTTTCATCAAAGCATCAGCATCTTTTGTTCGATTGATAGAAGATTCATACGAACGTTTATCTCGATCATTCATAATCTTCAATTCATCTTTTATTTCCGTAAGTAGTTCAATTATTTTTAATTCATTTTCAATTGTCATAATATTGGTTCTCCCAATTCATTATAAATTGTAATTGTTGCAATCATAGAAATAAGACTATTATTTGATAATACAAAATTCAACCAAATAGGTCCATTTTCGATATTCCCTGAAGACTCAGCATAACCATCCTCTCTTGTATATGTTAATGTTGCTTGTCCTGTTGTTGTACTTATTGCAACATTCGATGTTGAAAGTATGCCACTCCCACTTGTGATTGAACAAAGCACAGAAACATATGTTCCTAACAATGGATTTCCATATTGATCAAGCAAAGTAAGGGTAATTGAAGTTGTTTCTTCTGTCCAAGTCAAATCAGAATCAGCAATTGAGACATTGATTAAACTTGCAGCTGGATCTTCATATGTTCTATTTATCAATGTATCATCTATTGCCGTAAAACCTGGAGGTATTAATACTGTTCCAAGTGAAACATGATTTGAAGGAACATCAGGGGGATCTGGTTCATTTACTGCATTATCACCAACAAGAACATCAACAACATGATCAGCGGCTGTAACTAATCTATCCATACGCCAAAGAGTAGCATGTGCTGCGTTTATTTCATAAACTCCCTGAGTAATATCAAAAGGAACTCCCATTGACATATCAGCTATATTATCATCTGTCATTAACATTGGAGTTAAGCTATAAAATATTCCTCCTATCCGATATGTTCCTGTTTGCACATAAACTTTCATTGCTTGTACATCTGACAATGCTTTTACAAGACAACCTATTAAAACAGTATCAACACCAGGAGCGATTGTTGGTCCTGCAGGATTAGACAATCCTGTCTCACTATTAATTGTTGGGGTTGGAACAAACAATCCATGACTAATTACCTCAAAAGAATGTTTGTTCCCAGATCGATGATTCACCTTTACGGATGTTCCAGGCTTCAACCATCGTGGAGTCTGTTCAATATTCTCTGGATATTTACATTCAACAAGATTATCAGAACCTTGAAATTTGACACGACAAAGCTTTTGTTCCGGAATTACATCCCAAAGAATAGCATCACGAGTTTCCACTTTATTATGTAATTCTCTCCTCATTCGATCTCGGAGGAATCTCTTTTTTAGCGAATATATTGTCATGCAATCCATCCTTCAATTTCATCAATAAAATAACCATCATCATTTCCTGCTGATTGTTTATATCTTCGGACTATTTTTGTAATATAAATATCATCAGTTATATTCGTATATGGATGAGTTACAGTTACAGTGTCACCTATTTCATCCTGCAAATGTGCAATCTTTTTAACCATCAATCTACTTCTTTGAGCTTTTGATACCATCAATTCGAATTCAGCAACATCTTCACAATCTCCGGTATCGTAACAAGCAAAACCTTCAATTTTCTGTTCGGTAATTTGTCCTAATTCAAGTTGTAATTCAGCGTCATCTACAGTTGCTTGATATTGTCTTTTTGCATATCCAACTGGTTGTGCATGAATTGCGTACTGAAAATTCCCTATTGAACCTAAAACCATCATTACAATATACAAACCAAGTCCCTCAATTATCCGACCAAAAGGAATAGTCATGTATGGAGTAACAAAGTCCCCAATTACATTACCTGCTAAGTATAAAGCGATTCCAGCAAGTAATACAGGAATTAAATCAGGGGCTTTGACTTCAATCACACAATATTTATCAAATTCATCCACTTCGGATATTCTTTCAGTTATTTCTCCTGCCAATCGAAACAATATTGAAGTTGCACTTTCTAATACTTCAATTCTCGGATATTTACATCTTCTTGATTTATCCTCTGAATACCAAATTTTGAAATCTTTTTTAAATCCATACCAACCAACAGTACCATTTAAACTTCCGACTCTTTCTTCTGCAAGTAAGATTTGAAAGTCATTTAATGATTCTCCTGTAACTGTAAATCTATTTGTCAAATCAGAATATGAATCATCGGGAGAATATTCAATTATCTGAGCAACAGTATGAGTATTCACAGATGTTCCATCAAGTGTGATTGGCCTGAATGTTATATCTCCATCCATATCCATACAACAGAAGTGTTGGAATCGATGAGATATATCATCTATTATTTCTTGTAAATATGTTTCTACCCATTGAGCGTCAAAAGCAAAGCTCAATGGCATACTCGGTATTTCTATATGTTCTGTAGCTATCTCTGTATTTGCTAAAATTATTGTCCTAAGAGACGCTTCCGGTGTTTGAAGGGTGACATTATTTGATACAACTTGATGTATTCCCCATAAAGAACGAACATCTTCGCAAGAAACTTCTATTAAAGGGTATTCATCTCTTTGATATTTAACTTTCAATCCTCTTATTACATATTTTCCCTGATTGACTAAATAATCAACATCATCAACAGTTTCACCAAATTGAAGTAATACATATTTCCCTTTGCTAATATATGTTCTCAAAATAGAATTCCTATTGTGAGGATCAAAAAGATGACCATTTGTTAAGGTGAATTTCAATGTAAAATAATCATCAATTGCCATATCGCAAACAATCTCACCGGTAAGAAATTCATTGAGATCCAAATACGCTTGTTGTTGATCCCAATAAATATTATCAATATCGAAAGTATTTGTCCATGTTGCATAAATAATATCAATACTTGGGGGCACAACAACTCTCGGAACTGTATTTGTATATCCTATTGCAAGTAAATCATCTGCTGAAAATCCCCATTCAGAAACTCCCATTGTTCCAGAAAGATAAACGATTTGACTGGTCACTCCAGATTTTGGAGAATAATAAAGGGCGTTACTTCCCCCATAAAAAAAGATCTCATTTGTCGAATCATAAGCAATTGTGCAATGATCAGGATCTGTTATTTCCGAAGGATATCCTTCAATATTATCATCCTCATATTGCATCCATGTTTTCGAAACATAATTGAATATCGCTGCTCCACCCTCTGTTCTAATTATTAATTCATCTGTATCTTCACTTACAGCAATTTGCCGAAAATATCCTTCATCAGGCCTTCCTGTAAGCCATGGAGGGTAATGATAAATCATATGGTCTGTATTAATATCTATCTCAAGTAATCCCCATTTATGAGCATCAGGTGCATACAAATAATGATAGCTCGGTATTGCGTAAATAGTATCTCCCACTAAATATGCGTAAGTTACTCCATTATAAGGGAATTCAATATAATCAGTTATATTGTAATATTTAACCTGTGACCCATCAACAAGACTTTGTACAACTAATGGAATTACTTGAAGATTAACAGAATAAGGTTGACAAGCAATCAAAACAAGATCATCATCGGGATAAAATGAAAAATTAGGACCATTTATTTGTTGTGCTGAAGTTACTGTCCAATCATTCGATGTTCCAACTAAAGTAAAATCATAAGGTGGTGTTACATCGGTGATATCAATATATCCAAACTGAACCTTTGGAACATCATATAAATATCCAGAGTAAAAACCCAACCAAAGAATATCCCCATGGACCGCTGAATAAGATATAGCTCCATGTTCCAATGAATGATTTACATTTGCTTCTGCTTCTTCACCAAAAGTTGCCGAATAATCTCGAAAATAATATCCTGTAATTGTATCAGTATTATAATTTACAACACAAACGGCAACATACGCCCCCCCACCAAAAGTCACAATTCCATTAGATATCGGATTTTGATCCGGATTGTAAGGAGCCCCAACTGTCCACAAATCAGGAACAGGCGGTGTTGTTGTTGTATCATAAAATTTATCTATTGTCCAAGTTGCAATATCTATTTTGACAGTTCCTTCAAATATTTTTGCCCCTGTTCCTGTCCAAATTCCAGTAACATATAATTTTCCATTTACATCATCAACCCACATATTTTGAGGAGTAAGACTTAATGAAGTATCCCAACCAGGAGAATCTTTTGTAAGTGTCAAATATCCGTTATCTTCCTGTGCAACAACTGTTATCGTCTCATCTGATTTCTGATCAAAGAAAGGATATAGAAAATCTTTTGAAACAGTTGTTGTTGAAGTTACAGGAACAATTGCAAGCCAAGTTAAAAGATCATAAGAAAGCGAACTACCAATATTGTATATTATTGTATCATCATCAATTAAAGAAGCATAAGAAAAAAGAAATAAATATGATCCATCATCAAGACGACGAACTTTTGGGTGTTGTATCGGAGTTGTAATATCCAAATCAGTAATATAAATTACTGTAGCTGATGACCATGTAATAAGATCTGTAGACGTTCTTTTTGAAATTACATATTCTCCGGCAATTAACTGAATATAAATTATTACATATCCAGTATCTGTTGTTGTTACTGACACTCCCAATAAATCAGGAAGAGATGCAAAAATCGTCTCACTTAATTTAACTCCAGCTGAAGAAACTTTATAACAAACAATTGTATTATTTGTTAATGTTCCAACAATAACAAAATCATCATCATTTAAAACAATTCCATCAATATATGTAAAAGTTGAACCACAATTTGCTACAGTAACATATGGTAAAAATTGACCACCATCAGAATCAGATACAATATAATGCAATTCTCTTGCTGTATAATTAACAGTATCTGAAGCATAAAAAATAGCAAAACGACCATCACTCAAAAACAATGGAACTGAATGATATTGAATTCTATCATTTGGATTGGCAATAGGGGTGCCAACAAATGGAAAATCAAATGCCAATCGGCCTGAAGTCAAACTCACAATAGGCCGTCTAGAGACTACTGTTTGTGCAGCAAGTAATACAGGATCAAGAGTAAGAGCCATAATTATGCCCCTTCACTTAAAAATACGAGATCCATTTCAACATTTACTCGATAATCGCCATCTGTTTCCATATGCATTTCACCCCGTAAATCTACCATCTCAACCGTATATGTTTGGAGACTTCCATCTTTTGGATCAAATGTCATATATGTGTCATTTTCTAATTGTGCTTGATGATATTCATATTGATCTGTAGTCATCCCTAACCATCTCAAAGTGATTTGCTTTCCTAACATAGACGCTCCCCATGAAAAGAAAGCGATTGATGAATATGTTTTGACAACTGCTGTATGCCGTTTTGGAGTCATCAAATCCGAAACAGATGATGGATTGTCCGGCATTGTATAACCCCCAAGCACCATTCTTGACATTAGCTGTGTCTCCTCAAAACTTCAATTACAACACCCTCAACTTCGGTACGTAATTCTCTGATTAAATCTTTATTTGGAGATCCCCCAGAAATATTAATTGGGACATTTATTGAATTAGATGTTTTATTTTCAAATCCTAATCCAGGACGACGATCAGCTATCATTCCTGCTAAAACATCTTGTTGCCCCTCTGTAAGAACCATTTCCCTACGCTTTAAAATAGCTCTGAATTCATCATTCGCAAGCCCTTGATGATACCTAGGCACACCGGAAAATGCAGCAGTAGGTTGAATCCTAGACGTTGTTTTATCGATTCCTACAACACCACCTGAATGCCAAGTTTGGGCAACACCGGAAGTCGAAGTTCCACCACCTCCGCTAAACATCCCCCCAAATATCCCTACCAATCCACTTATAGCACTCCCTGTTCCACTCATGTTAGACACAACTGTTTTGGCAAGCGTGTTGGCGATTTCTTGATTTATCGCACGAAGGAAGGAACGGGCATAATCTCCTACAGTTTTCAATTTCCCTTCAAGAACGTCAAAAAAGAAATCAGAAAATGCGGATTGCATAATCTGGGCGGTTTCTCTTGCAATGTCCTGCATTACCTGTGCTTGATCTTTCCATCTTGCAGTAGCATCTTCCCAACCTTTATTAAGAGCTCCGATCGGAGTTTGTAAATCTTCCAATGCTTGTTTCTGTTCTTTCAATAAATCGATCTGTTCCTTCAAATTTCCATTCAGTTCTGCTCTTTCAATTTCAATATTCAACAACTCTATCTGAATTTCTCTGGATTTCTGAAATTCGTTGTTTATATCGGCTATTCCTTGTTTTGCCTGTTCCTTCCGAGAAAGTTCTTCTAATTCTAAATTTTGTATTTCTAAACTTGATTGTTTTCTCAAATTGTCAAGTGCTTCTTGTGCTCCCGCTATTTTATTAATAGCGGCTTCAATCAACTGTTTTCGTTCAATTGATTCCTCATCCATTTGTGCCTGAAGTTTTGCTGCTTCGATCGGCTTGCCACTCATCTGCAACAATTGGATTTCAATTTGCTTGTAACTGTTTTGTACTTCTCTGTTTTTATCAACAGTTTCTTTTGCTCCTTGAATCCGAGCCATTGTTAATTGGTTCTCAGCTTCAATTACCCCCTGTTTTGCTTCTTCGATCTTCTGCAATGCTTGATATTCTGCCTGAGCATCTTTATCAGCACGAACATTTCCTTGTTTATCTGTTGATGGAGATAGTTTTCCAAGAGCTTCTTCAGCATCAGAAAGTTCTTTTTTCTTCGAATCTAAATTTGCTTGCAGTGCCGATTCAGTTAATGCTTGTTTCTTTTGTAAATATGTTTGATAGTCGGAAAGTCCTAAGTCATAAGCATTCTGATTATATTCTTGTTCAAGGGAGTTGGAGGCAAGAATAATCGCCATTTTTCTTTCTTCTGCTGATTTCAAATAGGCGATTTGGGCATTCAGAACGGCATTCCAGTTCTCGGCACGGCCTTTGCTATCTGTTCCTGATCTTTCTTCAGGAACAGCTTTCATAATCTTTGCCCGTTCTTCAGCGGCTTTCAAAGCTTCTTCTAATCTCTTATTTCCTGGTGCTTCCTCAAGTGCTTCTTTTATTCCCTCTATTTCTTTTCTTATTGCAGCGAATCTTTCCGACTTCATTCCCAAATCTTCATACCACTTCTTACCATCTCCCAATTCTTTTTGAAGTTCAGCAATACGTTTTAATCCTTGTTCTTCCTCCGTGAAAAGTCTTCCTGTATTCGGATCACGAAGTCCTTTCATCACATCAGCAATATTTCCTAATGATGCTGTTAAAGCGTTATATTTTTTTGGTAAACTCCCTAAATTCATATTATATACTTCAAGCTGCTTATTCAAAACAACCAAAGCCCCGGCAGCTAAGACATAAGGGTTTGCGCTTACAGCAGCATTTAAAGCTATTTGGGCAAACTTTGCAGCAAGTAAAAATCCTGTCAACTCAACAAGAGAACCCCCATATTCAGCAACAAATTTAAGGACTGAATTTATTGTTTCTCCCCATTCCTTTAACTTCTTATCATCAAGTGATTCATTAAATCCTTTTACTTTTGCTGTTGCAACATCAACTGCGGTTCCAAAAGCAGGTTGAAAAAGCCTTCCAAGTGCAACCTCAAAATCAGGAATCAATCTACCTGTTAATGTATTGAACTTTTTCATTGGGGAATCCATAGCATCAGAATATACCCCGAACAGTTTTGGCCCTTCCGCTAATACAACATTTGTTCTGGCCTGAATTTTTTCGTGTTCAGTTAATTGCTTTGTAGTTATCCCTAATTGATCAGCAAGTTTCTTATAAGATGCTTCAAAATTGACATTTATGCCTATCGTTCTCAATATCTCAATCTGTCCTGATTGAATAGCATAAATCATTTTTTCAAAGGCTTCCGAGGAATTAATATTCCCAATTACAGCAGCATCCTGTGCTATCCGAGCAAGTTCAGAACTCTTTGTCAAATCAATTTGAGCCTGAGCCATTTTTGATAATGTTTCTCTGGCAGCAGTCATGGAAATGCCAGCTTTCCGCAAGCTCATTTCGTATTTTTCCATCTGGCTTGCGGAATAACCGGCATTATTTCCAACACGATTCATTACCACGCCCATCGTATCAAAACGAGCAGTGGCGAATGTAACAGTTTTCACAAAATTTGCAGCTTGTTGAACAGAAAAAACAGTTGCAAAAAGAGCAGCAGCACGGCCAGCAAAAGCCTTGATATCATTCTCGGCTTTATGAAGTTGGGAAGTATCGGCCTGAATCCTGGTATACATCGATCCTAAATCGATCATTTTCTTTCTCTCCGTAGTTTCCTATTCATTACTTTTTTTGCTGCTCTGGCTGCGATTTTTGCTTTCTTATCTTCGATTCTTTTACTATTCGATGCAAGTCCCAACAAAGCCGTTTTCAATTCTTCAGTACTTTGCTTTTTCTTTATCTCAACTTTTTTCGGTTCCTCAATCGGATTAGGAATAAAATCCGATGGTTCCCAAAGCTTTCTTTCTCCTTTTTCATTCTTTACCATCATTTGTGAAAAATTGGCTGTTGTCATACATTGCCAATTTGCTAAATTTCTCTCGTGTTCAGCCCCGAACGGTTCCAACATCTCATAAGCCATCCACTCTGAAAATTGACTAGATGTGAGATGTTGGAATAAATAATCAGGATGAGCATAACCTAACTCTCTACAGAGTCGGAAGGCAAATCGACGTTCGGAACTGTTTCGGAGTTTTTTATTTGCTCTCCTTTTGCTTTATCGCTCAAGCCGGAAAGATCACCGCCAACATCTGATATTCTTTCAATTGCCAAAGATGATTTTGAAAGCAAATCCGGAATATCCAACTCGGAGAATAATTGTTTTCCATTTTCGGGATCGATTACAGTAGCAATCAAAACCCTGATCCTCATCCCCCCCACATTTCCTTTTTCAACAAGCCATTTGTCATATTCAGCCCTGGCTTCTCCTGTCATCTCCTGAACACAAACAGCACCACCCCATTCAGGGACATCTACCATCTGCCGTTTCAATTCAGTAACTCGGAGAATGTCTTTTTTTGTCAGTACTTTCATTTCTTGATTTTCCATTTTTAACTCCATTACTTGGTTTTATATACTTCTGGTTTGTTAATTGTTATGAAGTGATTGTTACCGGCCCTGAAATCTTAATCGTTACTGGTGCTGTAATTTTGTTATCCAAGGGAATTCCAAGACCAAGATTTATAACAAGCCCTGAAAACTCAAGGGTTGTATTTCCGGTATCCGGGAGAACGATTTGATAATCAACACGAGTATCAATCTCATAATCATCATTCATATCCAAATACGTATCACGCGTAAAGTTCATCTCCAAAACTACCTGACCCCCATCCCTGAATGCGGCAATAAATTCCCGATATCCACCTGTACTTCCAAGATGGGTAACATCAATTACAGCCCTGCTTTTGTCCGGCCCTTGCACACTGTTAATTTCTGCGATTGCATTAAAAGTCGGAGAACTTTCCATATCCGATCTTTTAAAAATTGTTCCTACGCCACTGATTGCCTCTGAACTCATTTCAATTCTCCTTATCAGGATTGTTATTCTGTGCGCATTGCGCTTAACGTACAACTAAATATCGGTCTACCTTTTTCATCATTTCCTACGTGTGTTATATCATTTATTTTTCTAATCTGGATATATCGCGTACTGTTAATTGTTTCGTTTGTCAATTCATGAAAGATATTGCAGATTGTTTCTATTTCAGAATAGGCTGGAATATATCCTCCTTGAATTCCCCTCGTTAAGATTTGAATAGAAGGCTGACGAATATCATTAGGTTCAGGAGTCATTCCGGCAGATTCGAATAAACAGGTGCAAATTCCTGAAGACAAATCCGGAAGAAGTCCAACAAACAAATTTGTTCCTAATATAAAATCAATTTCAGCAGAAGACAATGCTGAATATGTCAATAAATAGTCCTTGAAATCAATTGATGCTGGATTCATCTCTTTATCCTCGCCCACTTAACAAGTATTTGCAGTATCCTTCCCTTATTTTTCAATAGTGATTTAAGAAGAAATTGATTCTCGCCGCCTTGCCAAAATACTCCTCTTTTTTTATTTCCTCTTCTTGATGGTCGAAGTTCTCCGGCATGTAACATTAGCATCTCATGGACCCAAAAAGCGTAATTAGCTGTATATCCGACAATAGCATTGTAAATATGTTTTCCCTTATTGACGATTCCTCTTCCTTCTGAAAGTCCTCTTGAATGATCTGCTTGAGCCTTTGCTGCTTCTGGTCCTTTAAATGATGGGCTTTGATTGTCTGCTGGATTATCAGTAACCATAATAAAAGCACTTGATCTTAAATTGCCATAATCAATTGGAGTTTTTCTGACCGAATCAGCTTTTACGACCAATGCAGCTTCTGTCAATCCTTCTTTCGTGTGAAGTTCAATATCGTCAATCGTTTTGTTCAACCTACGAAGAACTTCATTCAATCCAATCAATTCATTCATATCAAATACACTTTTCTCAAAAATTGAGTTGCGTTAATTGTCGGGATCTTATCAACAGTAACAATTGTCAAAGCATTTACTGATCCAGGAAGATTATCGCTTTCTAAATCAATTAAAGTTCCCAAAAACATTCGACCTTGAGTATCAAAATCCGATTCAGCTAGGATAACGGATTTGGAAAGAATTTCTTCAACAGTATTTTCAGCAGACAATCCGGCAGACAATACTTTTTCCTGCTTATCTGTCCACCTTACATCGACTTCGACAGGATCAGAATAGGTATACCCACCTAACCCGTCAGAAACAGGATTCGCCCAATAAACTGCTGTCTGATTCAAATACTTTTGGAGATTCATTCATGCCACCCTATCACGTTCATAGAAGATGCCTGAGCAAATCCGTTTTTAGCCAACATTCCCAAAGTTCCGCTTGTATCGAGTAATATCGCAGTCTGTCCATAAGACGTTCCGTTCAATCCTAATCCCCACTGACCTTGATAAGATTCGGATAGCACATCCACGCCTACAGATTTCGTCCTAGGATCACGCAAAGAAAGAATGTGTGCTGAGATATACTTTTCAATTTCTTTCAATGTAGCATCAGACAAGCCTTTTCCCGTGAGATATCCAGTTACCATTAAATTCGCAGTATTAATAAAAACATCTATATCGGTCAATGATGTTTCGATTATCTCAAACACTTCATCGTCTGTAACTCTATTTGCCATAACCTATTCTCCAATCAAAATTTCGAATATAATTTAGGATCGACAAAAGCCCTGCAAAGTTTATCCTGCCAATTCAATCCAAGCCATTCGACCATTTCTTTTGCAGATGAAAAATCTCCTTTTATTGCTGTCGATGGCCAGAACTCGAATATGTTTAACCCAACAATTTTCATTTCGTTAAATCTCTTTTTATGTTCCTGAACCCAATCCATCCAACCTTGTTCATCTTTATAAGCTCTCATAAATCGAGTTTTCAAACAACTTTTTGCAATATCTCTATCGTTTCTTCGAACAATAACCCATTTTGCAGTAGGAAAAGCCATTGACCAAAGATACCAAACTAAACAGCACTTTGCTCCTTTATAAAACCATGGACCATCTTTGTACCCCTGCTTTATCATCGATTCAGTAATCAACTTTTTCCAAACTTCAATTTGTCTTGGAGATAATTCGAATATTTGTCTATTATTAGGTAATGGCCTTTGTCCTAATGGATCGACACCAATCTTTTTTAAATAAGGTTTTACGATATCCTGTCTTATTTCACGATTCTCAAACATTCCCTTCTGATTAAACTCATTCGGCCCAAACATATCCCCGCCAAATGCACCACAAATATTAATCATTCCAGCAGTCATCGATGTTCCAGAGCGGGCAGCACCTGTTATAATAATCGGATCAATCATCATTTTCACCTATCCAATATCTTTTTACCCATGTATCACGTACTTCATGCGGCCGAGGATTTCCATGAAATCGAACAATAGCAGAATCAACAGGAAGTCCATTTTTACAATCCCTCTTATATGATAATACTTTTCCTGGAATGACATTTTCCCAGAAAGAAACTTTCCTTATCCCCAATACCATTTGAAAATAGAATCTCTCTGACCCTTTCGTTCTTCTTTCAATTAAATCTCTGTTTTTCAGAATAGGATTCCACAAAAGCCTTTCAAGATTATCACATGATTTAAATCCAACAATACTTCCGCCGATACATTTTGGTTTATAAGCTGCTTGACATGTTATAATATTTTTATTGTTTTCGATTGTTGCTTTTATTAACGGTTCCAAACTTCCAGTAATTATAGTATCCAAATCAAAACAAATGGAATATCCTTCTAAATTTGCTTGTTTTGAATACATAAACATCTTTTTGAGATTCCACTTCAGATCAACCGGAACATCCAATTTTCTTATTTCAACATTTTCGATTTGAATATTTTCATCGTCAGTAAACAAAACTATCTTATATCTCAAATCAATTGGAATATTATTTTTGATCCCTTTTGCTAATTTGTTTATATAATTAATTCCAAGTTGAGAATTTCCGTTAGGCCAATTTCCCCACCAATAGATAATAAAATTAATTAATGGATTTGGATCTATTGGTTTCAATTCTTTTTGTATCTTAATTCCTTCTTTCTTTAATTGTCTGTTTGCCGCAACTCTTTCCCTTCTGAGTAAATCTTCTTCAGTGTGCCTTTTATATCTATCAACTCCTGTTCCTGCTGCTGGATAATGTTCTCCAATCCACGGAAATTCCCTCAACAATCCAATGCTGTCAGGAAGAAACTTTCCATTAAAAAACATAATACAAGCATTCTCAGGAACTTTATCATGAATGGAAATATCTGGAATAAAATTATATATTCCTTCTGTTTGTCCTATTGTTTTTCCATTTTGAACTGTTCTGGCTATTTGTTTTTGATCAGTCCCCCCTAAATATTGATTATGTCGATTTACGCTAAACGAACCTGGACGGAAATAATCATAAACCTCTGGATGACTTCCTGCTTTCAACATAAAAAGACTTCCACAATATGGAGTTACCCGTTTACTTATTCTGGATCTTTCTGGCGCCCAAATCAAAAAATCTTCTTCACGAGTTAAAAGATGGTTGATATTTCCAGTAATTATACAATCAAGGTCAATTGACCAAAATCTTTCCCCAAATAATCTGAAATCTTTTTTAAAACAAGTAAGACGAACAAAACAACCGCCTTTATCTCGGAACTCATCCCATAACGGAATAATTTCAACTTCAGGAATAATTCCTTCAGAATGATCAGTCACACAAATAAGCTTGAACGGAATTGTTACATTCCTAACAAGCATCTCATATAGTGCATTCACATGCTTAAAACTATATTTCTGATTCTTTTTTGTGGTTGGTAATCCTTCGATTGGATTCCATTTCCAGCAAACTATATTAATCATTTGACGTTCCTGAGTATGCAATGAAACCATTTGGTATCTGTCCATGTTTTTCGTAATTCAAATCCATGAGAAACGAACTCATCAATTATATCCTGCTCAGTATCCCAAAACATTGAATCATAAGCCCTTGAAGCCATCCTATCAGAAATACTTCCCTCAACAGTTGAAAGAGCCATTTTCTTCATAACCATGAAATAAAATATTCCGCCTGGTTTCAAAACGCTTTTCAATTCCTGGACAAAAGCCGGAAGATCAAAACAATGGTCAAGAGAATTGCAAAAAGCATTATCAAAAGTGCTTACCCCTAAAAGTAATTTGTGCCAATCCCCTTTTACTACCAAATCTCCAACCGGATGAAGATCCACACCTAATGACTTTTTATACCCTAAATTTCTTGCTGCTACTACCTCACACCCGGTACGTGCCCCAAGACAGAGTATATTTCCCTTCAAAAAGTCATTCTTTACTTTCTTAAAAATCGATTCGAACTTAATCTGTCTACTACTATTCTTTTCTTTAATTTTATCTAAACTGAAAGAGATTTTGCCCCCTTGCTTTTTTACATAAGCTTCATAATCAGCAAATTTTTTATATTGAATCATTTTGATTCCTCTTTCCTCTTATTTTTGTATTCAACCAATTTCAAATGCATTCGTTTGCTGCTCTTGTATATTTTGTCCAGTTCCATCAAAATGATTGTTTTTGTTTCTCTATCCATTACGGGATGATTATTTATGAAATTGGCGAGAATAATATTTTGAACACATATCTTATTTACCATATTTGGTAAAAGAAACTTAGGGAGAACAGGGAGGAGTTTTCCGTCGGTATCAAAAATACTTACTTTATATGGATCGAGTATTGTATCAATATCCTTCACGCCAACCACCGCCTTTTCCTGAAGCATTATGATATTCAACAAGTTTCGCTCCCATTCTCTTTCCCATATCATAAACAATGTCTACTTTTTCCAAAATCCTTTTACGTGCAATAGGATCTTCCACCAATTCTACAATTAAATTGGCCAGTACAATATGTTCACCGCAAATAGTAGGTTGATGACCTTCTTCAAGATAGCTTCTTTTTATTTGGGTAACATGTCCCGTCTTTGGATCAAATAAAGCATATTTTTTTTGAGAGTTTTTACTCATAACATTATCCTTATTGAATCGAATTTAAAGCTGATATAAGCTGATGGCTGTAATTGTTTTACCAATTCAGTTATTGTATCAACAGTAGGATATGCTTTCTCAGTTCCAAAATATCTCAAATCATCAATAGCAATTACATGGTGAAGCTTTGACGGTAATATACTTTTCAATTCATCTAATATCGGAGTATGCTTTCGACCATCATGAGCATCAAGCCAAAACAATGTAGGTTCTTTTATTTCCTTCATTATTTCCGGAAGTACTTTTGCACTATCCCCGCAATACAATTTAATGTGTTTATGATTCCTGAGTTTTGTTTTTACCTTGTTGTAAGCCGATTCAATAAGCTCGACAGAATACATTTTGTCAAACTGTCCGGAAAGAGCTTCAAGCGCTGCTCCTCCTCTTGTTCCTGTCTCAACAAAGGTTCTTAATCCGTGCTGCTTTGCAAGTTGAGCAAGATGTCTATCTTTCAATTCATGTGATGGAGCAGTTAATCTTCCCCATTGCCTCCAACCGAGAATATCTGTCCAGCCAAGATTAATATTCTTTGAACCCCTCCATCTACCAAGAAGGGCGACTTCAGAAGCATAACTCAAAGCGGCTGCCCACCAACTTAATGTACCGTGCTGGAAAAGTATTTTATCAAATCCTCGCATGTATTCAAAATCAGATTGAACAGAATTTCCTACTCGAACAATCGGATCGTATTGCATTAATCCCTCATAAAGAGTATTGAAATAACTTGCTGCTGTTTGTGAATCAATTCTACTTTCTGGTTTTACTCCACGATGAAAAACGAAACTGTCTACATCTCCAGCAAATATCGGACGCCAGACAGGCATATCGGTAACAATATGAAGTTTCCTGAAATTGAAAGAATCAATTGCTTTAATGAAGTCTTGAGTACTTACAAAGTTTTCCTCTTTGTAAGTACTTTGCATAATAAGACGATCCCCAAGGCGCAAATGAAAACAAAGATCATCAACATTAATTCTCTCAACTGCCGGAAACCAAGAACGAATCTCATCCAGTATCGGTGTATACAATGTGAAATCTTCCGGATATATTCTAAGATCATAATTCACCACTTTTTTATTTTTCAATATTTGATGATAATTTACCGGATTTTTCGAACTTCCATTCACTTCAACAACAGGATATTTAGAATTGAATTTGACAGTATTTGCTTTAATTCCTAAAACGGGTAGGGCGGGATGGCTTAATACTCCTCCGATAGATTCTGCCAACATTCTGGCGTAAACATACTGGAATATATTATTCCCAGCTCCGTTACTGAATTTGATTTTAACAACTGGTTTCATTATAAAATCCTTTGATATGGAAATGATAAAGTTTTAATTTCTTTTTCTCTTCCTTCCACCAACTTTTTATCTTCAATTCTTTTTAACGCTAATGGATCTCTTCCACTTCCTTTTCTAATCATTCCGACAGTACTTGCATCAGCAATTAATTCCCTGGGGTATCTAATAAGGGATATTTGAAATCTTTTGTTTCCTTCTGCTATACTAAACGCTCTTGCACGATATCTTCCGCTTGTACCGTAATTACCGGAAAGCTCTTCGTCATACCCTCCAATCTTCCAATACAAACTTTTTGTCATCATAAATGAATCATTATGAGGTTTATACGGAATATTAAAAGGAGCATCTACACGTTCAAACAAATAAACAAAATTATCATTCAATCTATTTTTAGAAATTGTCCTTATCAGCTTTTCAATATTTTCTACGGACACCAAATGGTCGATATCAGTTAAAAGTAACCATTTTTTATCTGAATAGTGTGAACCGATATTTCTACAAGCCAACCAATTCCAATTTGCTTTTTTTGTTATTTCAAATTTATATATTTCTATTCCTTTAAGACTTTCTTTAATATCTCTCAACGGAAAATTAACAGAACAATCATCAGTTATGTATATCGAAATGAGTTTCTTTATTTTATCAGGATATTGATTCCATTCCTCGACTTGCCGACGATACATTCCAGGATTTTCATAATATGAATAAATAAGAGATAGCATATTATATTGCCCCAAAGAAAAAGGTTATCAATCCAACAACAATAAAGAAAACTACTATATCAATTAAAGCGTTTTGCATATTTCTTCCAACGTCATTCTTTCAAAACAATTTAAAGATCCACCTGGAGTAGCATTAATTATTCTCAACTCAAGTTTCTTTGCATCTTTTGCTACTTTCGGCCAATATTTCATAAATCGTTTATAAGGATCGTAAAGTTTTCCTGTTCTCTTGTCGATCTTTACTTCATAGTCATCGTGCCAATGATCCTTTTGATCTTTTGAGTCGTTTGGGATCTGCATATCAAATCCAAGCAGCACAACAGTTTTTGCTCCTAACCAATAAGCAAGATTAATAGCTGACGCCCCTGAGTTGCTATTCCAGCATACATGTTGCCTGCTCTTTGATTCAATCCCATCAATTCCTCGATTGCTTCTTCCAACATATTTCACTCGTTTGCTTCTTCCTCTTGCCCCTGGATTTGAACAAGTAACAATCAACCCTCCATATTTATATATTTCTTTTCCGGCTTTATCATCATACCAAGTTCTATCTCCAAACCAACAAATATCAACCCACGGTCCTAATTTAAAGGCCTGATTGACCCCTATCACCCGCTTATCATGAATCAGGGTCAAATCCATTTGATTCAAACTTGGTCCACCGCCGATAATAAAAACGGTTGAATCAGGCCAAATTTCCGGTATTTCCCACAGGCTTGTATCCATTACTTTTTTCTTGCTTTCGTGATTACTTCTTTCAATTCTTCTGCTGTTTCACAAGTTGCTGGAAGCGGTATTCCTTCCTTTCCTACGATTTCAAGAAGATCATCCCATTTCAAATCTTCAAGAGAAGGATCTATTTCAATTTCTGAAACAGACAATTGAGAAAGAAGCTTATTTGCTGCCGACTTTCTTAATGCTTTGCTGTTTAAAGGTTTGTCGGGATTATCGGGATTGATAACATTGTAATATCCTCCATCCAGAGCAACAAGTTGGAGTTTATTTCCAACAATCTTTTCCGATTCTTTTATTTCAGAAATAATTCCAAGCCTGTCGTATGTACCGATATTCTTTCCAAGTGCTTCATCGGTACATACAACTATTTGGCCAGGAACAACTGAAAATCTTTTTTTGTTGTAATAGAAAGTATGCCTTCCTGAATTCAGCTTTTTTCTGAATCTGCAAATTTCACTCATTTTAAAATCCCTCTTGGTTAGGAAAAGAATGGCAGAACTCGCACCTGCCATTCTTTTAATATATTGTTGATTTAGGCAGGTGCTTATGACAATACCGTTACTCCGCAATTTCCATTCTGGTCAGCCCGAATCTGCGGGACCATAATTGTCATTACTTTGTAGTTGGTGGTGAATCCGCCACCTTCCTGCCATTCAACCGTAGTCATCGCCAGCCCTTCAACCATGCGCACTGTCTCGGTATTCATCTCAACAAGTACAACAGTATCTGCCGGGAGTTTGTCGGCAACCTTCACTTCCATGATTCCAGAAATACCAAGAATACGTTCCCGGATTGTCTTATCTGAATTTGATTTGAAATCGTCATCCAGAACAGTCTCGTATGCGGTCGGAACATAAAGCACCCACGGACCGTAATGCATAGCATCAATACTTGCCTGCTTCATTTCGCGAACGTCGTCCAGAATCAATTCGCCGGTTTTACTTGCATTATCCCAAGCCAAAGCCAGAGTGACATCATTGTTACTCGGATGATCAATATATCCGTAAATAGTCCCGCCGCCATAGGTATAGCTGGAAGTACCGTTGAACAGCATGTCCTCAACCTTTTCAGAAACAACACGAGAAGCCATTGCTGCGGAGGTGGTATCGATTGCCGAACCGCTATTTCTTGAAGCTGTCAGAGTCCGAATGTTGAAAGAAAAATCCTTATGAACAATCGGCAAGGGCAGATATTTAAGGTCGAATTCCGGCCTGTCTTTCTTGGTTCTGGTAATTGCGTCCATCGTCATTTCGGCAGCGGTGAACTCATTCAGATCCTCATATTCGAGAACAGTAGTTCCAAGACCATTACCAATACGAAAAACGAGATTCCTGGCATACAAATCTTTTACGCCAATCAGGCGCTGTTGGGCAGCAAACAATACTGCTGAATCCAACTGAACCCATTCATCCTTCCGAAGGGTTGCAGCATTCATGATCGGAATAGCTGTTGCTACTCCATTAACATGCATGGTGATGTATGATTTACCGTTAACGCCAACCCAGGGCTTCAACACATTGATGTTCATTTTGCTCGCAAGCAACTTTTGAGCAACCGGCCCTTGAGCCGCTCCATTCTGGATAAAATCCAAAGTGGCTTGATCCATTCCTTTCTTCATTTGTTCCTCCTAAATATTTTTTGTTATTTCAAAACTGTTTTACTTATGCAATTTCAACAGCAATTCTCGAACTCGCAGGATCAGCCCCGGAAGAATCACTCAAATCAATCGCTTCCATCGCCCAACCAACAATACACTCAGTATAAATAGTAGTGGAATCCGCTGATTCGTTGTCGTCAACATCCGGAACATGTTTTCTCAAAGTTCCGTCGCCAGCAGATTCAAGAGGGTCACCAATAACAATCGTTTGACCGTCTGCGATAATTGCCAGAACTTCCTCACCACGAGCCATAACGTTATATTGGCAAATTGAGGAAGCCGCATAATCATCACTGATAGTATTACCCTGGAGGTCATCCTCAACAGCAAACATTTTTTGTGCATTTCCGGCAGCAGTTGCGTGAACCCTTACTTTTCCAGTACTCATCTTTTCGATAAGATGACCCGGAGTAATTGTTGCATTTGCAATTGCTTCTTTTCTGATTCCCAATCCAGAAAGAACAATCGTTTTCGGTGTAGTCGAAGCCATTTTTATTTCTCCTTTTTCGTTTGTTGTTTTTGTTTCAAATCAAACTTCAATTACTTCTTTTGACCCAAACTCTCGGAAAGAGTCACCGGCACGTAGGGTTCTTCCCCTTCGTCCGCATTCAACATTTGAGTCTGTGCGGGTGATAACCCGGAATAATTATTTGCAGCAGAAACAGGAAGTAAAGAAACGATGGATTCGAGTACAGACAGTTCCATCTCTTTCAGTTGATCGTCGCTGAACTTATTCCGCTCGTTTGCTTTGATCTGACCAATCATTTCACCACGTTTTCGATCCAATTCTCTCATTCCAGCGTTGAGCACGGAACGGATAGGAGCAGGAGCATCAGCAAGAAACTGATTGAGAATTTCTGCCGGTGTTTTTTGAATAGTTTCGGTTTTGATTTCGGTATTTGTCTTCACCGTTTCTTTTTTCTCCTTTTCTTCAGGTCCCATATTAGCAACCAATTTCTCCAGTTGTTGATTGTTCATCGAAAGAAGCCATTCACGATCAGCCTCCACAAATGCTGTTTTCTCATTTTCGATGAGAGCATTTGTCATCATTTCTCCGCATTTCGTTTTTTGCGCCGCAGTTTTTGCGTCATTACAATTCATAACTTCGTTCTCCTCTTCATTGTTTGTTGTTACGACTTTTTGCCGATACGTTATTTCTTCTATCACTTCTATTGGTTCACCATTCAGAACGATATTATCGGATGTATCAAAACTATAACTCTGTTTCAACAATACCGATTTACTTGTTTGATTCAAAGGTCTATCAACTTGGTTGTAAATAAAATAATCAGAATAAACAGCACGAAGATAATTGACCTTTGTTAACCTTTCCTGTTGATTGTCACTGACATCTAACCCATCAACATATTGCCGGATTTTCTCCATTTTTATTCCCATTTCCTGTTCGTTCTGAATATATACAGGAATTGGTTTTTGTTCGTTTCCGGAATTAGTTCTTACCCCACAACCATCGTCCCATGAACAAGCCCCTTTCTGGTTTGGGAGTAATGCAAGATGATCCGGAATAATTTCTGTAATACTTGCGGAAAAAGTTTCGTTGTTCCAAGTCCCTTCAACCCCATCTTCCATTGCCAACAAACCGGTGGATACATCTAATTGCCCACCATTTTGAAGAAAAGGAAGAAGTTGAGGATTTGTTGAATTTGCTCTTGAAACATTTATCCAAAGATCGGCTTTGAGTTTATTATCCTCAAATTTTGCATTTCGAACCATCCCCACTTCCCACTGTGCCCGAATGGTTCCATCGTTGTTGCAAAGGATATATTCTCCAACCTGATTTACTGGATGACCAATAGTTACCGGCATATTGTTCCATGCATTAACACTTGCCTGTATTACAGCAGAAGAGTAATATACAGGTTCAGATCCAGAACCATGATGAACCCCTTCTGCAAGCAGTACGCAAGGGTATATCCGGTAATCTACTCCACCCTGCTTTCTTGCCCGGAAAGCAACATTTATTTCCTCCCCTTTACTCAACATCAACTTCAATTCTTTCATTGTTGTTCTCCTGTTTGAAAATCTGGAAATATTCTATCTTTCGGAATATATGGTAATGCAACACAACGACATTGAGGATGGACGGGAATTAAATTTTCAGCTTCATCAACAGAATATATCTTTCCATTTAATGGGGCACAACGAGAACACACCCTATCATCTCCAGCAGTCAGATATTCCACCTGAATCTTTATCCCCATCAATCCAGCAGCTTTATATTCGCCGATATTTGCTGAATGATGCGCTCTTATTGTTTCTGTTCTAGCCAATATCTCTGCCCTTCTCTGGCTGTCAATTTTTCTTCCTAACCTATCCACTATCTCAAGGCTTTCTCCCCGCCCTGTTATTGTTTTGTCCAACAGTTTCGCTATTTCTAAAGGATGTTTTCCATCAGCCATCCCCATAGCCAATACATCAGAAACAGCTGATTCCATTTCAGTTGTAATAGATTTCAGAGACGAATATGCTCTGGTATATATCAATCCGACTCTATCCGCATGGACCATCGAATTGAAAGCAACTTGAATCGGTTCTCCTCCTAACTGTCCATCATCAATATTTATTCCACTTTTCCTCAATTCTTGTCTTGCCCTTCGAATTCCTTGCTGATAAGCTGAATCGATATAAGTTTTCATCCAGCTGTCTCTTGCTTCTGTTGGGGAAGACAACAGGGAATCTTTTACAATCCTAATTCCTGTTTGTTTACCACTCAGAATATATTCCTTATTTTTCCCTTGCAACCACTTTATAAACGCTTCAATTTTCTGATCTGAACGGGGAAAATTAAATTGTCTTGCTGACAGTCCAGAGGCATTAAACATCAACCTGTTTGAATCGGTAAGTGCCAATACATCAAGATCAACAACAGCTTCTTTTATATCATTCATCAATTGAGCAAAACGAGATTTCATCGACGCAACAAACCGCTGGCGAACAGTTATTGTCCGTGTAGGATCGATGGCATTCACGACAATGTAAAACCCCATTGTTTTTATTTGCTGTTGCAGATTCATTATTATTTTTTGTTTATCATTTTGGTTGATATTAGTTTTGAATGATATTAGTTTCTAATCGTGCAGCGTTTGCTTCATGGGGATATTTCTTAGCCAACTCAGTATATCGCGCCTGCGTTTCCAGACAGTCAGCATTGATTCTCTGCTGATCAATCCGATGATATGCGATCACGCTTGCGATGATTCCGATTAGTATTATTGCCCAGCAGATTAGTTCTTTCATTTCATTGCCCTAATAGGACTGTTCCGAGGGGTTGTGCTCCATCAAGAATAGCGGTCCAATTACTCGGAAGGTCCACGCTATAAACCTCTCCAGTGCCGTCATGAGCATTCCAGTTGCTCGTCCAATACACAGAATCCCCATCGAAGGACAGGGCAGCACTGGCCTCATCCCTATACCTATCGGCATCGGTAAAAAGATAGTCGTTATATGTGGGAGATATTCTCCAGATTCGTGGATTATCTGTATAATCCTTCAACTCTATGCCGAGTACCTGGTTGTTAAGGTATGTCCTCCCTCGGCATGTCCACGTTACTGTACCATCGGCTACGGTGGCTCCGGTTGTAGTTGGGAAAGTAGGCGTAGAAGATGCTGTCGTTCCTCCGACTGTGGCCTTGTATTGGTAGCCGTTAAGAGATTTGAAAACATTCAGACTGTACGCTGTATCCCGCTCGATTGCTGGATAATCCTCCATGTACGTGGACATTATAATCCAGCCAGGTTTACTGCTTGGCATCCTTGTGAGGTGTTGCCCAAGGTAATTATGGTCAGCAAATTTCATGATATTAAAGCAGTTATCGGGATATGCGCCTCCCGTACCGTCTGTGTAGCATGCCTGTAGCGTGTCTTCGACGCTACCCTGTGGCCGGTTCATATGGTGGACAAATAACTGCTTACCGTTTTTGAAACCCCAACCACTGTGGGTTTCAGTTATACCGACCTTTATTTGCGAGGATATATCAAGGTTCCAAACCCACGCACCGTCCAGTTCAGTACTGCAAAAATCCTGAGTCGGAGAGCCGGTATAGCATCGGCTATAGTTGGTCATTAACCTGTCGCCGTTTGGAGAAATCTCTACCATATTTGGGATCGGCAACTCTGCCGCCCAACCCGCCTCATTGGCTGTCGGGGTAACATCACCAGGCAAAATATCTCCGAGTACGGTGTCGGTCGTTTTGTCATAGGTAATGATTGCAATGCGTTTGTAGTGCTGCGATGGGATAACAGTTGTAGTGGTATATTCTCCGAGTACCTGCCAGGCCCAGTAACGAGAATCGGCGGAACTATCACCCTCAACATCATTGAGGATTTTTACCCCTGCCGGATATTCAGTCGAAAAGTCATGCACCAGAGTTGATGTATCATTTCCGTCTATAACGTCCATCATCCAAAATTTCATCCCGTATACGAAATAAATTCTGTTTGGATAACTGCCGCTATTGTCCCACCTGATTTCATGTGCTTCCCCGATTTCATCATTTGCAGCGCCGACTCCCGAGCCAGGATTAACCTTATGCAGCACAACATTATCAGACTCTCTGACAATCCACGCGCTCGTGGAATCTACTCCGTGAACCACAAAATAAGTGCCGTTTGAATTAAGCGCTGAAAATCGGCTATAGACGATCATTGAACTGCTCGGCTGTTCTGGCAACAGAGTTGTGTTCAGTGTTCGTCGTTCAACTGTTGCCCCGGTTGTCGTATCGGTATAGGTGTCGCCTACCGATAGAGCTGATGGGGACGGATCAATGATGTCTGTTCCAGTATAATAATTACTGGCGCAAAAGGCGTTTGTTGCAAATAAAACTATAATTATTACGAATTTATTCATAGTAATACCATCTTGCTGATTTGTTGGCGGATGTGTCCCAACTACCAGATAATCCCCCGCCGGTCAACCACTTAATCGCCCACCCATCTGGAACAAACTCATCAGTTGGGGAATCTGACTTATATCCGGCTGAATAGTAATTTGTGGCACTCGGCCCGCCGCTAAATCGATGCTGGATACCATATGCTACAGATTGAGTCAGTTCAACCGGCGGATCGAATGTAAATGTGACATATGTTCCAGCCGTTATGCTCCCCTGGTCGACGGTATTTGAGGTTGCAATCGCAGCACCGTCTATCGCATATGTTGATTGATTGAGGTTGTAAATAGTTAATGTCAACGATCCTGGATCGCCTGTTATCGACTGTACCCACAAATCAATCCTACATATAGACCGAGTTGCGGTAGTATCGTAGTAACCCATTCCGTAGTAATACGATGTGCTGTTTAGTGGTGCTGCGGTCGAATATGGCACGGAGTATTCTGGGGTTTCCTGGCATGCGCCACCGCCGCCAGCAGGGATTGCCGTGGCAATCGAGACGCTATGTGAGCCAGCAAGCGCCTGACCCTCGGCAAGCAGTAGGGCCAGCAATATAAGAGATAATTTTTTCATCAATCCCAATCCCCCTCTATTTGCCAAGCACATTCGTTGAGTGCATCGTCTGGATCGGACAAAGTTGCAAATACTTTCGTCCCTGCTGGAATGGTCGCATCATCGAATCCAGTTGTGAAGGTTACCGTCCCGCCGTCTGTAACCACCGCCTCGATTGTCGTCGGCGATCCGTACCCGACGCCAGCTGTCTTATGCTGAAAAGTCATAGTTAATTCGGTCGTCGGGTCGGCATCGCAGGATATTGATATCTCGGTAATGGTGAATGCCGCTGGAACATTGTTTATCAACGTGATAGCGTGATTGGTGCCATCAACTGCATAGACCGCTTGCGGATCAAGGATGGTCCCATAGAAATCTGCTTCGGTGCCAGAGACGTATTTGGCCCGTAGTGCCGTGTTGAGATCGGCAACAGAATTGCTTGACGCTGGTTGAGTCGTGTTTCCGTCGCTTGGGGTGTCGTCGATGTCTCCGGAATGCAGCAAGTCATACTCGGTATCTGCCTCAACAACTTTGATCTGCCCGCCTTCGTTATAAATTTCCTCCGAGCCATCTCCGAGCGGTGCAATGCTCGTGTTGTTCGGTAAGACTGAGTAGGCGTTGCCATCGGTAACAGCACACGAGATATGACCTGTTGCCGATATGGTACATATTGAGTTTTTAATCAATTTGCCGGTTGTTCCATCGTACAGAACTATGGCTGTATCGGTTGCCGATGCCGGACCGACTACATCTCCGGCCCCACTGACAACAATATCACCTGAACCAAGGAGCGAGGTTGAATTGATTGTTTTAATATTCGTTCCGGAAACAAGAGTTGCCTGTTTCCCAGCCAACCCATCACCAACAGCCGCCTCGGTCGGTGGTGCCGTAGTGCTGCCGCCGCCCGCTGTGGTACGGACTGTGGCGACTGCTGGAACGTCCCCGGTATTCGTGCCTGAAGTGTTTCCGATGACAGTTTTTTCAGCGTCGGTTACATAGTTGTCATCTGTCCCAAGAGTAGCAGCAAACGTTCCACTAAGGAACGTTTTGATATTTGCACCTGAAGTTTTTTTAGTTGCCCAAGCTGATGCTGAATCCTCAATAAAGAAAATATCAGCATTAACTAAAGTTGTTTTGGCGTCTTTTGTATTCAACCTGAACGTTGTTGCTGATAATGCCGATATTGGAAGTAATATCAAAATTAAAAAAATAAATATATTAAATTTCTTCATAAGTAGCTCCATTTTCATCAATATATATCGCCCCATTCTCATCTTCATAACCAATTTCGTCTACTTCGACAACTGGTCCCAATCTTAATACAGACCCCATTGATAACCCCAAATCTAATTGCATGTTCACTTCTCCATTACTGCTAAAGTCACATTTGTTGAAAAAGTGAAAATATTTCCTGGAAAAATTCCCATAGTAAAATATTTTGATAATCCAACGTATGCCGATCCAGAATCGGGAATACTGTCTAATGTATATGTAGTATCGGTATCTGAATAAAATACTATATCAGTAGAATCAGGGGTCCATATATCTCCTGCTGTTATATTTACGATTCTTCTAACGGCAAAAACAGGAATGTTTTCTCTAACAAATGTCTGATCTGGAGTATTAAAAGGGTCTGGCATTTTCTTCTCCTTAAACTAAGTTCTAAAATCGATTTCTTTCTTTCAAATCTACGATTCCTGCGATTCTTTTTTCTTACGAGTAGATTATCTCATCTCTCTATCTTTTTTCTAATTTTAAAGGTTATTTTAATGTCTCAATTTCATCATCACCTCCCCCATCAGGCTCAGTGGGAACAATGTTTTTCGACTCTTCCATAATCCTTTCGACTTTTTCAGGACTCAATTCCATTATCTCTTCAAGGAACGATTCAAAAGAAATGATCAATTGCGCGTCAGGGGAAGAAGTGTATTTGCTGATTGCCTCTGATCTTATTCTGCCGACTTCCGCTCTGTCTTTCTCGCTTGGATCTTGAAGGTCAGGCCACTCAATTGTATATCCGTCATCAGGAGTTTTAAATATCCCCAATTCGTTCAATCTATCGATCAACATTCGAAGGATAAACGGTTCAATGTATGTTTTTCTTCTGTTGTCACATTTCTTTGCCCAATTCTGTGAATCTTGATCAGAACTTAATTCTCCCCTTTCACTTCCCTCCAATATTCTCTTCGGTATTCCAGTTGCAATTGAGATCATCTTCATTTGTACATCAACATGTTTGGAAGGATCAGCAACAATAGGGGCAAGACTCTTTACATCCATCCCCTGAAGACGCATGTACCTTTCCATCTGATGTACATAGTTTTTTATTTCTTCCTGTAAATCTGTTAATTGAGTTTCAGATATCGTGAATCCGTCTTTTGCTTGAAATGCTAAACCGGGAAACGCCCCTTGCCAAAACATCTCGGCAGAACCACCAACAATCAATTCAAGATTTAAAAGCCGGTTAAATGCTTTTTCCAATCTTGGCATTCCGTATATATTCGACTCAACAAGATTGTCCGCTATATGAATAATTCTGGAATGATGAACAATAATTTCAAAAGTGCTAACTCCTGTCAATCCTGGATTGTCGTTCAATTTCAGAGAATAAAATTCAGGTTGACCAAAACGAGGGTTGTTTTTATCTATTACAAAACTCTTTATTGTTGCGTTATCTTCAGAGAAAGGTTGAAGATACAAAAGTTCTGATGCTGATGTAACAGGGACAGCAAAAGAATCCGCTCCGTCATTTAATCCCATCAACAAAACTCCGTATCTCCCTATTCCGGATATTACATCAGCACGCTGTAAAATAGAATAGATTCGATTCTTCTTTTCGAAATCGTCCCAGGCGTAACGAAAAGTGTCTTCCTTATCTTCCCATGCATGTAGCACTGGAAATCGTTCCCAGCTCGATTCTACAGGTTTTGTGATTATTACATTCGCAACATCCTGCCGTCTGAATCGATAGTAATAGTCAGCATATTTAATTCCATCCAACAGAGGATATCCGAGAGCTGATGAAACATCCCTCAATCCGCCAAATGTTTGAGTTCCGCCGTATGATGTCCTTGATCCCAATATACTCGTAGCCAATACCCTGTATAATAAATTCCGCCTCAACTGTTCATCTTTTTCGGCAGAAGTAAGTTGTATCCCCTTAGTTCTTTTCATCGTCCCCATACTCCTGCTTGTTTTGTCGATTCAACAGGCCAATATACCATATTCACAGAATCAGCCAAATTAGGACTTCTTGTTCCGTCTGGTTTTTTATCTACAATTATTTTCCCTTCAGAATTATGAGAATATGTCGGTTGACTTAATTCTGATATCAATTCGTTAAAATGATTTATATCTGATGGTATATTTATCAATTCAGACATAGGGTATTGAGTGCCTTTCGTTACAAATCTCCATGTCTTTTCAAAACGAGTCCTTAAATTCCACCAACCTTGCGCTTTTAAATTCTTATACAAATCTTTATTCAGCGGACTTTCGTTATCTCCTTGAATTGAATGTCCATTAGGATTATTTACTGAATCGGCAGCATTCCATGGAATAACTTTCAAATTGGCTGGCAATATATTTTCGCGTTTCAATCTATTTGTTTCAGCCTTTATTCCACTTCCAACCCCAATACAATCATAAAACAATTCTGCCGCTCGAATCATCCTGCATCTCATTACCGCTTTATTCGCAGTCTCACCCGTATCCCCCTGAGCCCACTTATCAAGCCCAATCAATGTAATCCCTTTTCTATCTGCCTGTGAATTAAGATCCCCACCTTCGTCAGCGACATCCAAAGCAGAAAATATCTGACCATGTTTCATCAAAGCAGCAAATTTAGGAAATCGCTTGTCGAGATCAACAGCGGACTGTACCCATTGTGCGGGAATGAGAATACCCTCTACAGCCGCTGAATAATCCCGCTCAACTTCTTGAGCGAATATATGAAGGAGTCCTTCCCGTTCGGCTTTGTCCCTTCTTCGATCATGCCATTCTTGAGTTTTAGCCGGATGATCTCTCCAATCAAATATGAATACCCTTGTTTGTCCCCTTTCTATTTGATTTATTCCATCCCAAACAACTCCGCTTTGTCTTTTACGGGCAAATACATTAGCGGTTCCGTTTACGGAGGATATATCGATCTGACAATCAGTATTATCTCCAAGAGCGGCTTCAATCAATTCTGGCCTTTCGTAATGGGCAGATTCATCCTTAAAATAAATTGACTTTCTTCCACCCCTTCCAATATTATCTCCTGCTTCTCCTGTTATCGTTGCTCCATTCTCAGGATTTATCAACTTCATATAAGAGGAATGGATCTTTTGATTAAACCCTTCAGGAAGAAAAAAAGTTGGAATATTATCAATAAGCATTCGAATCTTTTGAAATATCGAATCGGGGTCACCAATCTTATCAACAAGCTGTTCTTTTCTGCTTCCAAATCCTGCCGACGATCCTTCAGAGAATAGCCACATACAAACAGCAAAAGAGCAACATTCCCAAGTTGCTCCCATATCTCTACATTTTTCAACTAATCCATTTTCACCATCTTGCCAACACGAAAGCAGAAAATTAAAAAATTGTTTTTGTCTTGGAAAGAAAATAAAAGGGATAGTGGAGGGGAGATCTTTTGTTTTGCTGTTTCGAGGATCGTATGTAATCATCCAATGTTGAATGAACTCGACCCAATTCTCAGGATGTGAATAATATTCTTTTGCCCCAACAATCAAAACAGGATTATCCCTCATTTGTTTTATCCTATTGTACCGGGAAACAAATTCAGCCACGTAATTAGGTGGCCACATATTAGGGGCAATACTTGTCAATTTATTTCATCCTTCAACATCTGCTTATATGCTCTTTCGGCTTCCTTCACATTCATATTCATCGTCACTTCAACTGATGTTCCTTGAATTGGTCTATCTCCAGAGGTAATGTCCTGTCGATCTATCAACCCCAGTTCCTTTGCGATGATATCTGTTCTCAACAATCCAGCAGCAGCACCCGTGAACTTCTGTTCGTATATGATTGTTTCCACTTTTTGTACAATATAAGAAAATTCAGGTTTTTTTCTGTATTCTCCCCATGTCATTGTAGTAATCCCAATAAACACACACATACCTCGTATGGTCATTGCTCTCATCTTCGAACTCTTATGGGTAAGTACTTTTCCCATATACTGTCCAACCGTTTTTTCTTCCATCAAGCTGTTTTCTGCGACCCACTGGAAGTACTTGTTGCAAGCGACCATCATCTCGTTAGGGGAATTAAACACTTTTGGCCTTCCTGCATCATTCCAATCACATACTCTCCAGAGTTCTGTACCAAAGTAGCTATGTTCTATCCCCAAGAGGTTTCTTTGACGTCTTTGCCTCTTCGCTTTTTTCTTGGGTTGTTTGATTGGTGGTTTGGTCCGTTTCATAGTTGGTTATTGGGTATAGGTTTATGTATACTACTTATTATAAAGAGAAATTTCTGAAAAGAAAAGCCCCTAGTTTTTAAGTGATTGAAGTTGTAGGGAAAATTATTTTTTATATCAAGCAGTTAAGTTGTTGATTGCTTTAAAGAATTTATTTATATTAAATTCGTTAAAAACGTTAAGATTTTTCTTTACTTCCATCAACAGAAAGCTTATAGTTAAGTATATAGAGGAGAAGAGAGGAAAGGGGGAACTTAAAGGAGAACCCGAAGGGTGGAGATGGTCTGGTAGTTGCAGAGCGCTCTACCAGATGACGAAAATAGTGTCTTTGATTTGTAAATCAAACTGACGAGCCCATTCAGGGCGAAACACTAAATAAGGGGATTCACCATGAATGATAAATTAAGTGATGGAAAGATAAGATTTTCTGGTAAAGCGGTTATAAACGGTACTGGTTCGGAAATGAGATCTAGTAATTGTCCATTTGAGGCTGGTTGTGTCTATTTTAAAATAAATGACGTTATTTACAAATGGTTTAATGAAGCTGCCGCGTGGAAATACAGTTTCTCAAACTGGCACAATAAAGAAATTGATATTCATGCAATAGTAACTACTCAAAAAACTCTTCAGAGAGTCAAGATTATTGAATAAATACAAACAACCTAGCCCGGCGGAATCCGGGCAGGAGGATGATATGAGACCAATAAGCAAATCCGCTGAACGAAAAGCAAAAGCAATCGCCACTAAATTAAAGGCGGAATATATCGGGTATTATTGGCAAGGAACATCTCTTGTTGTTCAGTTTAGGAGAAATGGAGTTACGGTTGAAAACTGGAATCCAAACGGATGGAGTCAATAAACCTATCTTTTTTCAACTGAACGAATGTTTAAAAACAAAAATGCTTAATCCCTGAACCAAAGCTGGAAGTTTCCCTCCGGCTAGTAGTTAAGTGGTTAAACAGAATCTAAACCAATTGGAGGTCAATCATGTTGGAACTCACATCAGAACAAAGAGCACGGGTAAACAGACATCGAGTTGCTTTCAATCAGGACTTACTGAAAGGAACCATCAAGCACTGTCAACGATTGTATAATTCAGGTATGATTTCTGAAGCGGTCGAGATTCTTTCTGACTTCCAGCACATAACGGAAAACGAGGCATATCGGCAATTGCTGACCAACCAAAACTAAAGGAGAACATCATGAAAAAATACGAAATGATTCCGCAAGAAAATGGAATGTTTAGAATTAAATCCCTCATTAATATCTCTAAATTTGATATAAAAATTGGAGATCTTGGTGGTTTGATCGAAAAAGAATCAAATCTTTCTCAAATTGAAAATGCTTGGGTGCACGGAAATGCTCAGGTGTACGGAGATGCTTGGGTGCACGGAAATGCTCAGGTGTCCGGAAATGCTCAGGTGTCCGGAGATGCTTGGGTGTACGGAGATGCTCAGGTGCACGGAAATGCTCAGGTGTACGGAGATGCTCAGGTGTACGGAGATGCTCAGGTGTACGGAAATGCTCAGGTGCACGGAAATGCTCAGGTGTACGGAGATGCTCAGGTGTACGGAGATGCTTGGGTGCACGGAAATACTCAGGTGTCCGGAAATGCTTGGGTGTCCGGAGATGCTCAGGTGTACGGAGATGCTCAGGTGTACGGAAATGCTCAGGTGTACGGAGATGCTTGGGTGTACGGAAATGCTCGGGTGTCCGGAAATGCTCAGGTGTCCGGAGATGCTTGGGTGTACGGAGATGCTCAGGTGCACGGAAATGCTCAGGTGTCCGGAGATGCTGAAATAAAAATTTCACCAATATGTATGATAAACGCCTGCGAATGGAATATAACAGCATATTGTAATTATATCCAAGTAGGTTGCAAATTACATACAATTCAAGAGTGGCCTGAAATTCTTGAATCAAAAGTATATAAAAACCTCTGTAAAGATTACGAAAAATGTGTAAAAATCATTAACCTTGTTATCCAAATGATTTCTTAACCCCTGAACCAAGGCTGGGGTAGAAATATCCCAGCCGGAAGTTGAGTGGTTAAACAAATATAAGGAGGAATATTATGAAAAGAACACAATACAAACAGATTTTCATAATTGAAGGAGATTTTGTTTGGTTTTTTTCAATCGGAGATTTCTATTTATCTAAACACGCTAGTTGGTCTATCGATAATATTTCCTATGATTCTAAAACCGATTCCACCCGCCTGTCCCTAAAAAGGCTTTTCGAACGAGTAAAAAGATGAAAAGAACAAAATTTCCCTTAAAATGTGAACCGCCTAAATACGAAAACTTCCAGGGATTAATATGTAAAATCCTTGGAAGACAGGCTTTTTTGAATGGTGATGGACATGAACCTTTTGTAAAAGCCTGCAAAACTCATGATCCAAAAAAGGGAAAGTTTTGCACCTGGCTATACCACAATTTACTTTTACAAAAGATGAACAGAAATAATCATAAAATTCACCCGCATCCAAATTGTTTTATCGAAATAGAAGAAGCACTTGGAATTGATGGGGTAGAAGATCCTTGTAAACTTGTTGAATTCAAAGACAATATTCAACATCTCTCTAAAGATGCTAAGACGATAATCAGATGTATTTTTCAAAATGTTGGAATAGAATCAAAAAGAACAAAATGGCCGATTCCGACAACTTGCAACAAAAGAGATATTAGAAGAGATTTAAAAGAACACTGCCGAGAAACATTATTGTGGAAATGGCCGCGATATTGGAAGGCAGTTCATGAAATAGAGGAGATGTTAAAAAATTCTTAACTTTTATTATCAAACAGACTATAATAAATAAATACCTCCTGACCTGTTTATATACAGACAAAAGGAAATTCAAATGAACATTCAAACTCCCACATCAGACACCTTCAAATCAGCTATTCAAAAAGACGAATATGCTATTGGAGCAATGCTGATCCTTCATTCTTTTCAAACACCAGATGAACAACAAGAATTTTCTACTAAATATCAAAACGGGATGGGTTTTAATTCAACCGATTCTGTTTTTGTTCATCTCTCGTTGATCAATATCGAAAAAGAGGAAGGTTGACAGAAAAACAAATACTTTCTTTGAAAAAGCTCCTTCCAAAATATCACGGTCAAATTCTTTCTATTTCCCCGTATGAAAACAAACCTGCCGCTGAATCGGAAAAACCTTCAAAATATTCTTTCTGCCGAATTGATCAGAAGAGAAGGGATGATTGAAGTCAAATTTCCGTACAATCCTAATCTGATTGAGGAAATTAAAACGTTTCCGGGAAGAAAATGGAATAAAGAAAACAAAAGTTGGAGAATCCCCGTTGATACTTTCGTTTGTAGCAATTTACAAAAACTTGGCTTTGTTTTCGGAAGAAAATTGAACAAGTGGATATCTATTCAGAAAGAAAAAGTTCCATCTCTTTCAACTAATTTTTCTGTTCCTGGCCTTCGAATTGACCTCTACCCTTTTCAAAAAGAGGGAATTCAATTTCTCGAACAAAAAAAAGGGAGAGCAATTATAGGGGATGAAATGGGACTTGGAAAAACAATTCAAGCTCTCGGTTGGATTCATCTAAATAAAAAAACTGTTCTCCCGGCTCTTATCATTTGCCCTTCAAGCCTAAAATTGAATTGGGCCAGAGAAGCATTAAAATTTACCGATCTTGAACCAGTAATAATTGAAGGGAAAAATAAAAAGAAATTCACAACTTTCCCAGGAGGAAACAGACAGGATATCTATATTGTAAACTATGATATAATTCATGAATCCATTACCTGTCCGATATGCAACGGAACGAAAAAACAACATGGAATAAAATGCAATAACTGTAAAGGTAAAGGAAAACTTTATCAATTAAATTCACAAATAAAAGATCTGAATATAAAAACAATCGTATTTGACGAATCACACTATTTGAAGAATCCATCAGCAGGGCGAACTATTGCAGCAGAGGAATTAACGAAATCAGCAAGCCATGTAATTCCCATGTCGGGAACTCCTATTGTAAATCGGCCTATCGAATATTACGGGGTTATTCGAATGGTTAACAAACATATTATTCCTGATTGGTGGCAGTTCACGAAACGATATTGCGACAGAAAATGGGATGGATACGGTTGGAACGTAACTGGAGCATCAAATAAAAAGGAATTTCACAAACTTCTTACTCAATCAATAATGATTAGAAGATTAAAAAAAGATGTTTTAAAAGACCTTCCCCCATTAATCAGAACTGTTGTCCCTCTTGAAATTGATTTGAATAAATATGAGAAAATCCTTTCGAGAATCAGAGAAGAATTAAAAGAAAATGAGGCTGAACATCTTGCTGTTATCGAAAAAGCAAAACAGTTAACCGCTGAACTCAAAATGGATTTAGCACTTGAATGGATTGAAAACTATATTGAAAGCGGGGAAAAACTCATTGTGTTTGGAGAGCATCATACTATTCTCGAAAAAGTATTTGAACACTTTCAGAAAGCTGCTGTACTTGTTTATGGGAATACGAGTTTGAAAGATAGACAAGCCGCTGTGGATCGGTTTCAAAATGATCCTGAGTGTAAAGTATTCATCGGTTCAAGATCAGCAAAAGAGGGGATTACGTTAACAGCAGCTCATGCAACATGCTTTCTTGAATTGTGGTGGACGCCAGGTGAACACGACCAGGCCGAAGCAAGGCCACATAGGATTGGACAAGAAGCCGATTCAGTAACAGCATATTATTTGCTTGCCGCCGGAACAATAGAGGAAGATATAGCGGAATTGCTCGACAATAAAAGAAAAATACTTGCCGCTATTCTTGATGGAAAGAAAGTCGATGATATAAATCTTCTTTCAGCACTGCTTCAAAAAATAACAAAGGAAAACTAAAATGAAAAGGACAAAACCTCCTTTAAAAAAACGTAAAAGAACCGTATACCCATCTCTACCTACTAACATAACTAAAACCGATCAGCCTAGAGCAATTTCGAAAGATAGGATTCGAAAACAACACATCTGCTCTATGGCCAAAACGTGTTGGTACGGGGGAAGTTGCCCTCATAGAACAATTCACCGCTATGATGAAAAGGCCTGTACTGTTGACTTCTGCTCGTTAATGAATTTCAAGAACTGCAAATGTGTTGTTGAAAAGACATGATCAACATAATCAAGCTCTATGAGGATTTTGGAATTTCCTACCAAATCGGAGGACACAAACACGTTTCTCTCGGTTGGATAGGAATTCCATGCCCTTTCTGTTCGGGACATTCCGGATTTCATCTCGGATATTGCATTGACGACTCCTCTAAATTTGCTGGCAGATATTCCTGCTGGAGATGCGGAGGAGGGAAAAACGTTGTTCATGTTCTATCTATCGTTTTAAAACTTGATGAAGATAGTATCTATCCGATATTAAAAAAATATCAAGTTGACGGCTCATATATTCCTTATCAAAAAAAAGAAAGGAAATCAAGAAAAGAATGTAAATTGCCGTCAGGAACAACCGAACTGAAGAAGCAACATATTCGATATTTAGAAAATAGAAATTTTGATCATGAGAAGTTAAAAGAAATTTGGAAAATAAAAGGAACAGGGCCAATCGGGAATTTTAACCACAGAATTATAATACCGATTTATTATCAGAACAAACTCGTTAGTTATCAAGGAAGGGATATAACAGACAAGAGCAAAATGAAATATAAGGCCTGTCCTGCTGATTTTGAATCAAGAGATCATAAAGCATGTCTCTATGGATTAGGCCTTGTTAAAAGTGATTCTGTTGTTGTTTGTGAAGGAGTAACTGACGTTTGGAGATTGGGGCCAGGATCAGTTGCTACATTCGGAATTAAGTTTACATTGTCTCAAGTCAAATTGTTATTACCTTTCAAGCAGATATTTATTTTATTTGATCCTGAACCTACAGCAGTAGAACAAGCTGAGAAATTAGCAAATTGTCTCTCTAATGGGAATAGAGAAGTGATAATCATTGATTTGAAAGATGAAGATCCAGGGGAAATGAATCAGAATGATGCTGATAATTTAATGAGAGAACTTTTAAAAAATATTTTTTAATCGAAATTAGAAAATAGCTTATAGTAAGATTACTGGACTTTTTCCCCTCCTTCAAAGAAAACAGACTGATCCCCTGTTTGGCTTCTGCCGGGGGAAGGTAGTCAACATTCTGAATGGTCCTGACAGAAATTGACGTTTGCCGTACCTTCCTCTTCTTCCTTTTTCATAGCTTCTTTCACGCAAAAGGAGATCAGAAATGAATATAGATCGAAATTCCCAACTATTAGCACTGGAAGCATTTAGTTCAGATGGGTTTATTATTTTAAATAAATCTCTCATCAAAATATTCGGATTAGATTTAACTGTTTTTTTATGTAACCTTATTGATAAATATAAATACTTTCTAAACAGGAATATGTTGGAAAAAGATGGTTCATTTTTTCTTACTTTCGAAGATCAAACAGAACAAATCGGAATGTCTCGTTTACAGTTAAGGAATAATAAAAGGAAATTAATAGAAATTGGAATCTTAAAAACCCATATGAAGGGCATCCCAGCTAAAGAATTTTATTATCTAAATATAGAAAATCTAATAGAAAAATACGTTACGACTAGGGGTATCGAAAATCGAACCCCTAGAGATATCGAAAACAGTACGAATAGACCTATCGAAAACAGTACGAATAATAAGGAGAATAAATCTAAGGAGAATAAATCTAAGGAGAATAAATCTAAGGAGAATAAAAAAGATTTTAGTACCTTTTCGAAAAAAATTATTGATCTTTGGAATGATACAGCCGATAAATTAGATTTACCTTCTGTCATTAAATTAACACCATCCCGAACAAATAAAATAAAAATAAGAATTGAAGAATCTCCCGAACTTTCTAAGTTATCAGGTTGGAAAAAGATATTTGATAAAATTGCTGATTCCGAATTTCTGCTCGGAGATAATGATCGTGGCTGGAAAATCAATTTTGATTTCATAGTTGCTAATGACCAAAACTATCTGAAAATTCTTGAAGGAAAATATTCAAACAAGAAAAAACCAAAAAGTATAAAAGGTGGAGCTGCTTATCAAGAAGGAAAATATGATGACAATTACGAAACAGTCATTATGAAGGATTAAACAAAAATGATAAAAAATATCTGTGAAACCTGCAAAAAAGAATTTGAAATGAAATTTTATGATGAGGAAGATTCAGACGATGTTGCGACAGCAGCTAAAAGAAAAGATTGTCCATCTTGCGTAATTGAAAAACATGTTTTGACAAAAAGTCCTGAAAAATGTCTCCCTGATTCTGTTCCAATAAATCTTGTTAAAAATATAACTCCATTATCAACCTGTTCATTTATCGAAAGTAAGATAGTTAAAAACGGGGAACAGAATCAGGGATTTTATCTTTTTGGTAAAACCGGGGTAGGGAAAAGTCAACAAGCAGCTATTTGGTTGTATTTGAATCTCCGATATGAACTTAAATATGATGGGGCTTGGTTTAATGTTCCACAAATGCTTTTTGAAATTCGGCAATCTTATCAGTCGAGATCAAATAGAGAACAAGAAATATTTAACGAATGCACCAAATCAAAATGGTTATGCTTGGACGATTTGGGGATTGAAAAAACTTCTGACTTTTCTTTACAGGTTATTTATCTAATTATCAACCATCGATATGAAAACAGTAAACCAACTTTTATTACTTCCAATTTGTCCATTCAAGAACTAAGTAAAAAAATGGATGACGATAGGTTAACAAGCAGAATAGCCGGGATGTGTAGGGAAATTGAAATAAAAGGAAATGACAAACGAAAGAGAGTCAGGACCAAATGGAACAACAAATAAAGCCGGGTCAGTTTTACAGGCACAAAACAGATATTTGTATTCCGTTTCGAGTTTTGAAAGAAACTTACTTTCTTCAATTTATATGTTTTGAAATTCAGTTCCTAACAGGTGAAATTCAGTTCCTAACAGGTGAAATTGCTGTTTTTCCAAAAGACATTATCGAATCTGACGGAGAATTGATAAAGGAATAATATGATTGTTTATCATGTTTGTAGTTTTAAAAAATTATTAAAATATAAAAAAACAGGAATGATAATTGCCCCGGTTCGAGCATGGGAAAATATACAACAAGCCGAAAGAATGAGTATTAGTACAGGAAGACGTATTATTTTAAGATTAAAATTCCCGGATAATGTTCAAAAACTCGAAGGCCATTTTAATCAGGCTAGAATACTAATGCAAGATTTGCCGTTTATTGATTTTTGATAAAGGAATGATATGGCTGGATATCGAAGAAGAAAAGTAAAAGAGAATCCTGAACGTCAAATAATCCAAGGATTGATTGTAAGCGATGAATATTTCAAAGCCGTACAGCATATTTTCAGAATCGATTTAATTACTACCCCGTATATTTGCACAGTAGCTAAATGGGTTTCCAGATATTATCAGCAATTTAAAAAAGCCCCTGGAATTCATATTGAGGACATTTTCAAAAAAGAAGAAAAAGAGGGAAATATCGAAGAAGACGAACTTTCGCTCATTGAAGATTTACTCAGTTCGCTTTCGGAAGATTATGAAAGAGCCGAACAATTTAACGTTGAATACCTTCTGGATCAGACTGAAAAGTATCTTGAAACGAAAAATCTTGAATTTGTAGCTAAGAGCGTTTCTAATTCTCTTTCAAAAAACGCTCTGGTTGACGCACAGCGAACGATTTTAAATTATAAGAGTCTTTCTATACGTTCTGAAAAAATCGTCGATCCGCTAAGCAATTCAGAAGAAATGGCGAAAGCGTTTGAAACTTCATCGACTCCGCTCTTTCGCCTTCCTGGTGCTGCTGGTAAATTTCTTGACGATTTGTTTATCCCTGATTCGTTCGTTACTCTTCTTGGTCCGGAAAAAAGAGGGAAAACATGGATGCTCATTGAGATGTCAATAGCGGCAAGAAGAGCGGGACGAAATGTTGCTTTCTTTGCCGCTGGGGATATGACCAGAGCACAAATGCTTGTTCGATATGGAATAAGATTTACCGGAAGATCAAACAGACAAAAGTTTTGTAAAGAAATAAAAGTTCCGTGCTTGGACTGCTATCAAAATCAAACAGGAAGTTGTGAGGAAAGCCCATCGGGAGGAAAAGAGCGGGTAATTAGAAATTCAGAAACAAAGGAATATATTTCTTGGGATGAAGACAATGATTACTCCACTTGTATTGAGTGTTTTCGAGACGAAAAGAGATTTGAAAGATATCAACCAGCAGCATGGTTTAAAATTAGAGATCCTGTAAAAGTTTTAGAATGGTCAGAAGCAACAAAACAAGGAGAAATTTATCAAAGAAGATGGGGAAAGAAAGCAAAATTACTAATTGAAGCATATCCGAATGAATCATTAACAATTTCAGAAATTAAAAAGAAACTCGGCATTTGGGAATTAGAAATAGGATTTGTTCCTGACGTGCTAATTATTGACTACATGGATTTACTTGTCCCGGAAAAAGGAGAACAATTCCGACATCAGCAAAACAGCATTTGGGCAGGGATACGAGGATTGAGTCAACAGCGACACTGTTTAGTAATTTCTGCATCTCAGTCCGATGCAGCGAGCTACTATTCTAAGTGGATCACGATGAAAAACTTCAGTGAAGACAAGCGAAAATTTAGTCATGTAACAGGGATGATTACCATGAATCAGCTCCCGGAAGAAAAAAAACGAGGGGTGATGAGGTTGGGAAAATTAGCGGTTCGTGAAGACGAATGTAACGAAAATCAATATGTTACCATACTTCAAAGTCTGGCCCAGGGAAGACCATTAACATATTCTTACTAATTTTTTTTTGCATTACCAAAGAAATTTCTTTACGATTTGATGGAGAGTACTTATAATAGTCGTATACAGAGAAGAAATCAAAATCCTTCTCACATACAACCTTAATTTCTTCAAGGAGAAAACCATGGCAAAGAAACCGGCAGCAACAAAAAAAGCAGTAAAACCGACTATCGAAGCACTCGTTGCGGTAGCAGAGGATTTCAATTCGTTCATGTTTGATGAAGGTCAAGGAATCGATGTTGAACTTACTGCTGAGGAATTGACGGACGAAATCACGGAAGCAGCTGAGGATCTTACGGCAGACGATACGATTTCTGCTGAAACCGCTGCTACCCTCAAACTGATGGGATTGAAAAACGTCGCTCAGGTAGCTGCTGAGGAAGCAGAGGAGGAAGCAGAGGAGGAAGCAGAGGAGGAAGCACCTCCCGTTTCTGAGAAAAAGAAATCCGGTAAAAAATCGGTGAAAGCTGATCCCGAGCCGGAAGAAGACAACACCGAGGCAAGAGACAACGCTCACAAGTGTCTGCTTGGCCTCAAAAAAGCAAAGACTCTTGATGATCTGAAAGCAGTCGCCAAAAACAACGGAATTGTCTGCCCACCCCCTTTCCTGAAGGATATCAAAAAACTGCGGGAATACGTAACTACCAAACTGACCGCAATTGCTGATGGTACTGCTCCTGCAAAGAAGAAAGCTGGCGAGAAAAAAGAAAGTTCCAAAAAAATAAAACTGGCATATACTCGTAGCCATGCTCTTATTGATTCACTGCAAAAAGGGGCCGCTACACGTGAAGAGATGGTAAAACTGGCCGATGTTTTATTTGTAGAAAATGGCGGAAAAACAAACGAAAACGTATCTAATTATATGTTTGGATACGTTGTTCCGTCTCTCCTCATCCTTGGTCTTGTTGTCAAAACCGGTAATACTTTTTCGTGGAAGAAATAAAATGATCAATCAGTGGCGAAAAACCTTTGCCACTTGGCAAGTGAACGGGATAATTTATATTTCAATCCCGTTCACTTGGCTTGTTCCTGAGGTATTGCGATTTATTAAACAACAAAAGAAACAGGTTGTTGTTGGTGGTCCTGGAGCTATTCTTTTAAGGAATAAATTTGATGGAATAGCTACTCTCCAGGAAACTATTGATTGGTGTGAGCCTATCACATTCCATAACCCTCTTGCAACATTCACAACTAGAGGGTGTATCAATAATTGTAGCTTTTGCGCTGTCCCAAAGATAGAAGGTGTTTTTAGGGAAATTAAAAATTTCGTTCCTAGACCAATCGTTTGTGATAATAACTTTCTTGCGTCTTCGAAAAACCATTTCAACAACGTAATTGATAAATTAAAAAAACTCCCATATATTGAATTTAACCAAGGATTAGAAGCAAAATTATTTACATCAGAAAAAGCATCAAGAATTGCTGAATTAAAATTGACAGATATTCGGTTTGCGTTTGATTCAACCGATAAAGAAGAATATATTAAAAAAGCAGTTACAATAGCGCACCATAATGGAATTAAAAAAATATCGGTATTAATGTTATATGGATTTACCGATACCCCAGCAGATGCTCTTTATCGCGCTGAATACCTCAGGGAAATAAAAGTTAATGAAATATACCCGATGAGGTATCAACCTTTGCTTTCTGAAAGCAAAGGTGGTTTTGTTAATGCTGCGAATGGCTGGACAGAATACGAATTAAGGCGATTTAAAAATTATTGGATGAAAGCAAAAAATGGAATAATGGATAAAGTTCCATATTCTGAATTTGAATTGCCTAAAATATTACGAAAAGGCAACCACAGAGGTCTTTTAATGGACCCGAGAGATATTCGGGAAAAATCAAAAATTTATTAAAATGAAACGAACTATCTTTAATAAAAAAATAAAATTGGTCAGAGAGATCAGAAACAAGCTTTCTGAATTACAATCATTATCAATCAATGAAAAAATTGATGCCATTAATAAAATTAAAATAGCATTATCTCATTATAGTCCGTTTCGAAATGAGCCGGTTGATTGTGTAATTTGGGTTAAAAATGAAAATGTTGCCGCAAATGATTATAATCCAAATACGGTAGCTCCTCCAGAGATGGAATTACTTGAACATTCAATTTTATCAGATGGTTATACACAACCTATTGTTACCTGGAATAATAAAAATGACATTGAGGTTATTGACGGTTTTCATCGGAACAGAATAGGAAAAGAAAGTATTGCAGTTAAAAAACGAGTCCATGGCTATCTCCCAATAGTTAAAATAAAAAAAGATAAAGAAGGACGAAATGACCGTATCGCTTCAACAATCAGGCATAATAGAGCGAGGGGTAAACATCAAATAAATGCAATGTCAGATATTGTTATCGAATTAAAAAAACGAAATTGGAGCGATACAAGAATAGGTAAGGAACTCGGAATGGATCCCGATGAGGTTTTACGTCTTTGTCAAATTTCTGGATTAACTGAAGTTTTTGCTGATTCCGATTTTACTGAGGCTTGGGATGCCGCAATATTTGATGATGATAATTTAAACTTATTGGACGAAGAGGATATTATTTAATGGACCGGATATATCACACTTGGGATAAATGGGAATGTTACCCAGCTGGTTTTTATGAAAACCATCCACCAAAAAATATGACAAATGAAGAAGCAGAAATTGAATATCGTGATTTTTTATCTGATATTTCATTATTTGAAAAATATTTAAAAAGAGTAATAACTGAATGGAAAAATTCTTGCGAACATTATTTAACGAACGAAAAGATGAATCGAATCGCCTGGATGGGGCAAGCAGCGATTTGTATTTATAAAAAAATTCCGTCAAAATTTCGTGGTGGTTATAACCTATTAACAGAGGAACAACAAATAAATGCTGATAAAATAGCGTTAAAATATATAAATAAATGGCTTAAGGCAAATAATTTTCCTGAAGTAACTGAAGATTCTGTAAAATCAAAAACAGAAGCAAATCTTTATTGATATGAAAACAAAAAATTATATTGGGATAAATGTATTTGTTGCAGCAAAAAGGCGCATTTCTTTTATTTTTGATAATTTTGAAAAAATATTTATAAGTTTTTCCGGGGGAAAAGATAGTTCTGTTCTCTTCCATTTAGTTATGGAAGAAGCAATCAAAAGAAACAGAATTGTTGGGGTAATGTTGATTGATTTTGAAGCTCAGTACAAAAATACTTCAGATCATGCTATGCAGATGTTCAACAAATATAAGAAAAATATAAAAACATATTGGATTTGTTTGCCTATAAAATTACGAAATGCCGTTAGTAATTTTGAACCGTCCTGGACAACTTGGGACCCATTAAAAAAAGATGATTGGGTTAGACCTTTACCCAATCATCCTGGAGTTATTTCTGATATTAATTATTTTCCATTTTTTATTCCCAGGATGGAATTCGAGGAATTTATTGTTCTATTTGCAGAATGGTATAGTAAAGGAAAAGATGTCGCGGCTTTTATTGGGATTAGGGCCGATGAATCATTAAACCGTTTTCGGACAATAGCAATTCATGATAAAGAAACATTTAAGGATAAAAGATGGACGACAAAAATTATAGATCGTTGTTATAATATTTACCCAATTTATGACTGGAAAACTAGCGATATTTGGACATATCATGCTAAATTCCCCGATAAAGAACACAATAAAATATATGATCTTATGCATCAAGCAGGAGTAAATTTAAGCCAACAAAGACTTTGTCAACCATACGGAGACGATCAAAGAAGAGGGTTATGGCTTTATCATATTCTTGAGCCAGAAACGTGGTATAAGGTTGTAAATAGAGTAAACGGAGTAAATAGTGGGGCTTTATATATCAACAATACAGGAAATATCACTGGATATAATAAAATATCAAAACCAGATGGACATACCTGGAAAAGTTTTTGTAATCTTCTTTTGTCTACAATGCCAAAAATAACAAGAGAACATTACATTTATAGGTTCAAATGTTTTATAAAAGGTTGGAAGGGACGTGGATACATTGATGATATTCCAGATGAAGCCCCTGGAGTTTTAGAAGAAAAATATTGGGCTCCGTCATGGAGAAGACTTTGTAAAGTTCTTTTACGAAATGATTGGTGGTGTAAAGGATTAGGATTAACACAACCAAAAAGTGAGGCATATGGAAAATACCTACAAATCAAAAAAGCTAAAAAAGATAGTCAAAAAATTAATCAAATTTAGGGATAAAAGAAACTGGAAGCAATTTCATTCTGGATTTACTCTTAGCCATAAACTCCAAATTGAATCAGCAGAAGTTGCTGAACTTTTTGAATGGAATCAAGAACCAGTTATAGATCGGTTAAAAGAAGAAATAGCCGATGTTTTAATAATTATTTTATATTTGTGTAATGAATATAAAATCAATTTTTTATCAGCAATTAATGATAAAATAGAAAAAAATAAAATAAAATATCCTGTTGATTATAATAACCCTAACTGGAGATCAAAATGAAAGTAAATCTAAACGGACTCAAAAAGATAATTGAACTGCTCACCCCCGGCCTGTCAGGAATAAAAGAAACATCCTCTCAGTCCAACCATTTTGTTTTTAAAGATGGATTTGCTTATACCTACAACGATGAAATTTCTGTCAAAGTTCCATTTATTTCCGACGATCTTTTTACAGGTGCTATGCCTGCCCCTAAATTCATTTCGTTGATCAACAAGTTCAAAAAAGACGAAATAGACATTGAAGCAGATGAGAATGAAGTCTTGATCAAGTGCGGACGTTCAAGAGCAGGGATTCACTTCGAGGCAGAAATTCACATGCCTCTTGAGGAAATGTCATATCCGAAAAGAAGAGATTGGATTGATCTTCCTGAAAACTTTTTGAAAGCACTGAAAGACGTTTTGTTTTCTTGCGGGCGAGATGCTTCAATGCCAATTTTGACTGCTGTTCATGCAAAAGAAACCTTTCTGGAAAGTTGTGATTCAGAAAGGGCAACAAGGTGGATTTTACCCTCTCCTTTCAAAAAAGAATTTCTTCTTCCGTACATTCCTGGAAAAGCGCTTATAAAATACGATTCAGTAACCAGATATGCGATTGTTGACAACTGGGTCCATTTTGACATTGGAAACAACGGTATTTTCAGTTGCAGGACTTTTGACGGGGAATATCCAGAACTGAATGAACATTTCAACATAGAAGGAATTGAGTTCGAATTTCCCGTTGTCTCAAAAGAGATATTGGACAAGGCAAGTATTTTCTCGGAAGAAACACTAGAACAGGATAGGCTAATTGACATTTCCATTGACGAAAAAGGAATTTTGAAGATCAGATCAGAAGTAGATACTGACTGGTATGAAGAAACAACAAGAATTAAAGACTACAAAGGGGAGAAATTCGCTTTTTCTATCAACCCTGTATATCTACAGCAGATTCTCTATTCGTATCAAAAAGCGGTAATTTCAGAAGAAACAATTGAATTCCTGACCGACAACTATCAGCACGTTGTTGCAACTATTCAGGATGTTGAAAAATGAGCTTCTGCCATCTTCATCTCCACAACGAGTATTCAGTTCTTGACGGAGTAGGAACATCAAAACAATATGCTGCTCTTGCAAAAAAACTCGGTCAAGAATATCTCGCAATCACAAATCATGGGAATATTGATGGGGCGATAGAACATCAAAAACAATGCCTTGAAATAGGGATAATTCCAATTATCGGAGCTGAGATGTATTTAGTTCCCGATTTGAAAATAAAGGAGAAAGGAGAAAAACGATATCATATTACTCTACTTGTCGAGAATCAAACAGGCTGGAAGAATATCCTACAACTCCTAACAATCGCGAATATTAAGGGATTTTATCATCGACCAAGAATTGATCATAAAGCCTTGATGAGTCATATTGAAGGTCTTGTGATTCTTTCCGCATGTTCGATGTCGTTTATTCATCATTTAACCCATTTAGGAATGCTTCAAGACTACATTCAAAAGATTGGAAAAGATCGTATATATCTCGAAGTAATGCCCCATAAAATTCCTGAACAGATAGAAACAAATAAACTTGCCCTTTCTCTTTCAAAAAAACTCGGAATACAAACAGTAGCGACGAACGACTGCCACTATCCAACAGAGGAATCGACAAAGCATCAAGAAGTTCTGCTTGCGATTCAATCAAAGAAGAAATGGAAAGATTCAGACAGGTGGAAATTCAATTGTGACGGCCTTTTCCTTCGTTCTGAAAAGCAAATGTATGATGCATTTATCGAACAAGGTTGCCTCTCTGAGAGCGAAATCAAAAGGGCAATTCGAAGATCCATAACAGTAGCTCGACTTTGTGAAAACTTTAGAATTGAGAAGCAAGAAGTTTTTCTTCCGAGTATCAAAAACTTTCCCTCAAAAGATGATGAGCTGATTCTTTTAGAAAACCAAATAGCCAGAGGAATTAGAAGAAGATTATCCCATCTTTCTTTCGAGGAATTGAAGCCATACAAAGAAAGAATTGAGATGGAAATGAAGCTGATAATCTCCAAAGGATTTGTTCGATACTTTCTCATTGTTTGGGATTTGATAAAGTGGTGTTACAAAAATGATGTGCTTACAGGTCCTGGAAGGGGTTCGGTGGGGGGAAGTCTTGTTGCTTATCTTCTCTTTATTACTGATTGTGATCCCCTTATTTATGGTACAGAGTTTTTTCGTTTTGTTTCAGATGAACGTGCGGATCTTCCAGACATCGATATGGATTTTGAGGATATCAAAAGGGGAAGTGTTCGAAAGTATTTATCCGACAAATACGGGAAATTTAATGTTTCCGGTCTTTCCAATTTCCTGACAATGAAAGGGAAGGGAGTACTGAGAGATGTAAGTAGAGTTTTTGATATTCCGCTCCAGGAAGTTGATTATGCTGCAAAATCCATGATTGACGAAGGGAAAGTTGGGGAAGGAAAAGAAATTGAAGTGTCATTTAAAAAAATAAACGAATGCAGAAGTTTTGGAAGAAAATACCCTGAAGTAGTAGAAATATGTAAATCAATCGAAGGACAGATAAGGGGATGCGGACAACATGCAGCTGGAGTTTGTATTTCGGAAAAAGATTTGAGAGATGGACACAACTGCAATCTCGTTTCTCGTTCCGGCCAAATAGTAGCAAATTGGGACATGAGAAACGCTGAATACTGTGGATTGATGAAATTAGATATTCTCGGCCTTTCGGCTCTTACAATTTTGAATGAATGCAAACAATTAATAAAACAAAATCACAAAATAGAAATAGATTATAGAACAATCACATTTGATGATCCTAAAGTATTTAAAGAAATATCCGAAGGAAACACAACAGGGGCATTTCAAATAGGTTCTCTCGGTCTAACAAATTATTGTCAAGAATTAGGTGTAGAAACATTTCAAATGCTCTATGCAGTAACCGCTCTTTGGCGTCCTGGCCCACTACAATCAGGAATGACAGAATCATATTCAAAGAGGAAAAGAGGAAAAGAAAAAGTTGAAAAGATCCATCCTATTTTTGACAAAATAACAGAAGAAACTTTTGGGGTAATTGTCTATCAAGAACAGGTAATGAAAGTTGTAAATCAATTGGCAGGAATTCCAATGTCAACCTGTAACAAGATAAGAAAAGTTATGGGCAAGAGTCTGGGTCACGCTGAATTTGATAAATACAGGGAAGAATTTCTTCAAGGCTGCAAAAAACAAAAAACAGTTACAGAAAAGAAATCTGAGAAGATTTGGGATATGATGTCAAAGTCTGGTTCTTATTGTTTCAACCTTAGTCATTCTGTTGAATACTCTATGATTACATATTGGGATATGTTTGTTAAAACATATTACCCAAATGAATTTCTTGCTTCCTGTCTGACTCATGGAGACAAGACAAAAAATATTGAATATATCAGGGAAGCAAAACGACTTGGATTGAAAATAAATCTTCCGAAAATAGGAATGTCTTATTCAACAAAATGGAATTGTGACAAGAAAGGAAATCTTTATGCCCCGTTTATCTCAATTAAAGGAGTAGGAGAAACAGTTGCAGAAAAAATATCTTATTTAAAGCCGAATCAAAAAAAGAAAAGATGCGGATTCTTCAACTTGCCTTCAAAAGAAAAATACCCTGGAATAAACAAAAATGTGATTGAGATATTGGAAAAGATACAAGCATTTGATCCTGATTACATTACTACGAAAGAAGATTTGAAGAAATACAAACAATATTTCGACTTTTAGTTTTTTTTTGTTTAATCTAAAAACTAAAAGTATATATAATAAATAAAGTATATAAAATATTTCATAAACTGTGAAGGAGAAAACAATGTAAACATACACGGTTGAAGGCCGGGGAATTAAACCAATAAATCAAAACCTAAAACACTCCGCTAACAATGAGGAATAGAGATCCC